GGCGATCCCGGCGGCGGCCCGGCCGGCGGCCCGGCCGGCGGGCCGGCCCGCCGCCCGCCCGGCGGCGGCCCAAGCGCTAGCGCTAGCGCTATAGACCCCGGTGTAGCAAAGACCCCGGTGTAGCAAAGACCCCGGTGTAGCAAAGACGCGAAGCGATTGGCACGACTCTTGCACTGTGTCCATTCAGCACAGAACGAACCACGAATAACGGAGACCCCGGGATGACAAAGCGAACCATCGAGATCGACGACGTTCTGCCGGATTGCGTGGAGACAGCCAAAGAGCAGATGAACGACCTGCTCCGCGACTACATCAAGGACAACGAGCCCGACAAAACCCCGTGTATGTCAAACGACTTGGACTACAGCGGCGAGGTTCACTCAATCGTGGACGACGCCGTCCCGCACGGAACTTCCGACATCGAGGCCGCGTGGTTTCTGCACGGCAAAGACTTGGAGGAAGCCTACGAAAACGCCGGCGTCGGTGAGAACCCGCGCGAGAACGGCGGCATGGCGGCCATCTACTGCTACATCTACGAGAAGGTGGCCGAGTGGTACGCGGCGAACGCCGAGCGGATCTTCGACGAACTGCGGCACGGCGATTGCACTGACAGTGAATAGCCCCGTCTGACTCAAACACACTCAAACACAAGGAGGCCAGCGCATGATGCCAAACACAGATAGTTTCACGGGCGACGTAATGACACTCCTGAATCTCCGTGGCAAAGACGAAGTTATTCGCGTCACTTCGGGCGTGGACGACGAAGCGCTGGCTGACTTTCTCCGCGACAACTTGTTCGTAAGCCTGTACCCGCACGTTGACAAGATGCCGAACTTCGTCAAGCAGATTGTGGCACGGGCTTTGCTGGATCATGTCGATTGGAAGCACGTTGCCCACTGGATTCGAGCGGAGAACAACTGAAATGCAAACCTTCCTTCCGTACTCAAACTTCGTCGACTCGGCCCGCTGCCTGGACTATCGACGACTCGGCAAGCAAAGAGTCGAGTGCAAGCAGATCCTACAGGCGCTCGGCGTTCCGGTCGGTGGACCCCTGAGTGGCAAGCCGAGCAGTTGGCGAAGCCATCCTGCAACCCGAATGTGGCAAGGGCACGAGTATTCGCTCTGCGTGTACGCGATTGCCGTGTGCCGAGAGTGGCGCGGTCGAGGCTACAAGGACACGCTTCTGCCGCAGTTCATGTATGCGGCGTCGTGCTGTCTTGAGAGCGGCGATCCGTCTAGTCCGCCGTGGCTGGGCGACGACGACTTTCATTCGTCGCACCGGAGCAACTTGCTCCGCAAACTTCCCGGCCATTACTCGCAGTTCGGATGGAGCGAGCCCGACGACCTGCCATACGTCTGGCCGGCCGAGTTGGTCGCATGAAGGAGGTGCCCATGAGCATGGAGGTTGTCGAGAAAGTCTACGCGGATCGGATCGCACGGCGGGCGCCAGAACTGATGGCGTTCGCCGAGGACTTCGCGATCGACCCGAGCAGGCGGAATATCTTCCGCCTCAAGATTGCTGTCGAGGAAGTTGAGCGAGATATCGCAGTTCGGGATGCCCTACGAAGCCAAATGGAGGTTCTGTCATGAAGATGACCACGAAGAAGCAGATCACGATGACCCGAAAGGAAGCCGAAGTCTTGATGTTCGGCATGGACTTTGCAGTAGGTGAGATTGGAGAGCCCGAGTGTCCCAAATGCCGCAAGGCTCTCCACTCGATCGTCAAGAAACTCGACAAGGCGTTTGATTTTCTTCGCGGTGAGGCGGACGACTTTCAGGAGTGCTGCAATGACTGACCTAGAACTCAAGAGAAACGAAGTCGAGGGCACGCTGGCCGAACTCGACCGGCTTCTGGCGAAGGCCGAGGAAGCCTACGAACTGATGGCATGGGCGGAAGAAGATGAAAACGACGAGTGACGAATACCGCGTTTCCCCGAAAGTCGTCCTACGGCCAGGAGATCGGTTCCGCATATCCGGCGGGCCGTACTGGAAGATGGGCGACGGCAGGAAGATACCGCTCGCGGCCCGTGGCGTCTGCACGTTCGTGCGGGCCACTCGGGTCGGCCAGCGGGTCTACATCGAGGCCAGGAACAAGGACGGTTCCGTCCTGCTCCATGTCGAGGGCAGGCGAAAGAACAAGGCAGCCCCGGAAATCGTGTGCCGTCCGTACAAGATCCGGAGCAAAATCAGGAGCAAGAAGCGATGAAATGCTTGAGGCAGGGAGAGAAGCCGTACTCGACGTTCGTGCGGCAATACATGGCGGGGTACTACGCTGGCGAGTCGGCCGCAGAGATCGCGAAGCGGCTCGACACGACAGAAGGCGCGCTGCTGGTCTACGCCTGCGACCTTCGCAAGAAGGGCGTCCGAATCCCCAAACTCAATGACCGGCTGGACGTTGACCATCTCAACGGCATCATTCGGAGGGCCGCAAAATCATGGGCGCGATGAAGGAAGTTATGATCGACTGCCTCGACTCCGGCGTGGTCCCGGTCGAGGCAAAGCGAATCGGAGAATGGGCCGACCAACTCGGCGACAACGCCAAGATCCTCAACGGGATGCCCATGAAGCATCGCTACGAGGGTCGCTACGGCGAGATCGACGTTGACGTTCTGCCGGTGTCGGTGGCGTTTCGCGTTGGCGAACTCCTGCCCGACACCTACGATGAACTGGGGTGGATGATCGACTCTTTTCTGGAGACCCGGCTGTGAGAAAGAAACTTACGTCTGCGTATGACAGCCAAATCGACGCCGGCTCGGTCGTGCTGACCGGCGAGCAGGCCCGGGCGCTCGTGGTCGCCGTGGCGGACTCGATCCGCCACGGCCGCGCCGGGGGCGACGAGATCCTGACGGCCAGGATGCTGGCGGCCGTCGAGGCGCTGAACTATGTGTTTCAGATTGGCATTGAGGAGGTGGACGCATGAAAGTCGTCGATGCCGACGAGTTGGCCAAGATGCTTGGCGTGTGCCGGAGGACAGTGCTGTCGGCGGCCGGCGGGAACGTCGAGTACCTGGGCAACAAGGCTTTCATCCGGTCCAAAACCTCGGGAGTACCCGTTCGCGGCAAACACAAGACGCTGCAGCAGGTGGCCGATCAACTCGGTTGCTCGCGGTCCACGGTTCTGCGTGTGGTCAAGCGGACGGGCCTCGGCATCCAGATCGGCGGCCGTCGCTACATACCGGAGTCGCAGATCGGGCGGATCAAAAAGAGCATCCTCGCCCCCGGCGTCACGCAGATCCACGGCGACCGCAAAGCCATGAGCGAGCGCGGCCGGATGATGGCTCAGGCCCGATGGGGGTGACCGATCGAGTCCTCGGCGTGCCGCTTGCTGTGGCAACTGCTGCACAGAAGTCGCAGGTTGTGGATTGCGTCGGTTCCAAGGGGTTTCTCGATGATATGGTCGACGTGCGCTTGCTTGCCGGAAACCAAGAACCCGCAGAGTTGGCACTTGCCTTCGTCGCGGGCGATCACGGCGAGCCGCGTTCGTCGCCATGCCGCAGAGCAGTACCCCCGCTCGGCCGCCGTCGGGCGGGGGGCTTTTGGTCGAGGACGGAAGGCCGGGATTCGTTTAGGCACAGACTTCATTCCCCCAGGCGGCCCAGCCGTCGCGGCGCCTTCTGGCAAAGAGTTCGATTCGTGATGCGTCCGGGTACAAGCGCTCGATGCGGGCCTGGATCTCGCCGGGCTTTGCACTGTGGGCTCCGAGCGGCGAGAGGACGACCTGGGCCACAGACTCGTCGGCGATGGGCAGCGGTCGCCCTGACTTTTTCATGGACCCGGCTAGAACAAACTCGGTGGTCGGCTTGACGATGCTGGGCCGAACGCCGCGAGCGCCGAACGGCACGCCGGCCTTGGTTGCCTTCACCCACACGAACGCCACGCCACGGTAATAGCACCCCCACGACGCAAGTGTGCGGATGGCCAGATCCAGCCGAGGCCCGGTGGCCCAAAGAAACACGACGGACGACGGCTTGAGCAGAGACTTGACATCGAGGGCGAGGATCTCGTCGTCGCTCATCGTGTCGTAGAACTTGGCGGCAGCGCCCCACTTGTCCTTGGCGCCGTAGTACGACCAAGGCGGGTCGGCAAGCACTACGTCATACTTCTCGCCCGGAAGCATTGCGATGCCACCCCATCATGAGAACTCGATGCGAGTCGCGGGAGAACCACCACTCGACCACGATCTTGGCAATGGCGTTGACAAGCACGCTGATGATGAACATTGCCAGCACGCTGCCGTACTCCCTGCGGACCCGTATTCTCATTCGGGCCTTGAGAACGTCCACGAGCATGGCGGGGTCGCAGGTCTCGGGCCACTCGTCGACGGCCATTTCGATCAGCCGGTCGCGGAGTTTGCCGTGGGCGGCCAGCCTGAATCCGCCGCGCTTGGCGACGTAGGTCTTGAGCGGGGCGTAGATCATCAGTTTTTTCCGGTGCCCTTACAGACGGGGCAGACCACGAACACGCGACCGTCGCCGATTTTTCCGGCGCCGCGGCAATTGTCGCACTGCCCCGACGGGGCCGGCTCTGGCTTTTGCATCATGCTGTATTGGCCGGCCACGGCGACGATCGGCTGAAGGTCTCGGCGCAACTGGCCGACGCACCCCGCAACGAGGAAAGCAGCACAGATCAGCGGCAGTGTTTTAGACATACCCCATCGCCCCGTAAGTAGTGTGCTGACGGCGAGGCCAGCCGGCCACGCTGGACAAGGCGATGCACTGTGCCTTGTCGATAGTCGAAGCCAGCGCCCAGAACGAGCCCGGCGGAATGTCGATTGGCGTGCCGCGAACCCTTCGAGGCCCGGAGTTCCACGCCGCCCAGGTGTTGTTCCAGAGAACTAGCGCCTGGCCGTACTTCTGGTGCGTCTCGGGCCGGTCGTCGTATCCGATAAAACTCTGCGCATGGTGCCAAATGCCGGTCTGGCGAGAGAATCCGTCCTCGTTGCGCGTCCTCTCGAACGCCATCGAACTACAGTTGAAGATCCCGTAGCCCTGAAACAGAAAGTCGCGAACTTGGTCGCGGCCGCTCAGAATCGTGGATGTCCTGGCGACATACTTCGATGACTCGTCGAGCCACTTCTGGCCGGGAGCCCGGGAACCACCGAGCGAGATGGTCTTTTCGGTGTATTGCGTCAGATCAATGCCGAGTTCGGGATAGGGCTTCCTGACCAAAAAGCCCTTCGCCGTCGCAACATGGGCGGCGCGAGAGCAGATCCAGCCGTCGGAGTCGTACCCCCGCCACGCCCAAAGAGACTCCGACGCAATCACGGAGTCTCGAACGCCACGCTCCGAAATCTGCGGCGCGCCTTCGAGTTTTCCAGTGACTTCGTCGGGGACGTTGCTCGCAATCTCCATCCCGAGCGAGGTAAGCAGGCAGTTGGCGGCCGCACGGGCGACGCAGTCGCCCGTCAACTGGGTCGGCCCAGGCCAGCACCCTGGAAAGACGCCCTGCACCGTCGGGAACAGCAGAATCAGTTTGCCTTTTCCGGCGTCCGCAAACTCCCAACTGTGGGCCACGCTGCCGCCGTCGGGGTTGCCGCCGTGCCGAATAATCGAGTCGACCAACTCCTCGTCGGCGCGAGGGTCGCGCCGGCAGCCCATCAGGCCACGCGAGTAGGCGGCGGCTGGGTCGAACAAATCACTCATCGCCGTGGATGTCCATGACCCATGCCAGTGCGCCGCACGCGGCAACGAGCCGCTCCTGGCCCTGGGCGTCCAGTGCTTTTTGGTCCGGGCCGAGCGCGGCCATGAACGTGCGGTCGATAGCCTCGGCGAGCCCGGGATACTTCCCTACGCTCTCCTTGTCGATCGCCAGCCGCAGTGAGCCAGAGTGAAACGTGATGAAGTCGTCCGTCGTGGCGACGATCGGCTTTTCCCGCCCGAAGTCACGCAGCAGGATGAACGCCATGGCTTCGTAGAAACTCGACAGGTACAGGCGGTCCTTGGGCAGCATCCTGGCTGCAACCGGCGACACGGGCTTCGCCCAATCGAGATATTCCTGGCCCGGCCGTGGTGTCGAGACGCTGGACTCCTCGGGCGGCCACGACAGGTCGAGCGTCACGCCTTTCCACGAAAAGAACAGCAGGATCACCACGAGCGCATACCTCGCGTATTTCATTGGTCGCTCCCATCAACCAGTGCGAGCGTCAGAACGTCGATGGCCTTCTTCTGGTCGTCGCCCAGGCACTCGGTCCTGAGAAGCCGCAGGCGGACGGCCGCCAGATTGGCGATTGCCGTCTGGTAGTTCGGCGCAACAGCCACCGAAAGCGGCTTCGGCGCCGGCACGTTTTTGTCGTCCGACATGGCCCACGCCAGCATCTTGCTGGCCTCTGGCCAGACAGCGACCGCGACGGCTGCCACCCCACAGGCGACCTGAAATACGCTCATCACAGCACCTTCCCGGCCGCCCACTCGAAGAAGGCCTTGCCCTCTGGCGAGCGGAGGACCGCCTCAAGATGGAACAGAGCCTCGTCGTCGACCTCTGTGCTGGACTTCCCGGCCGCCCACTGGACCGCCGACACGATGGCAAGCGCCTGGGCGTGCGGAGTCGGAGCCGAGGTAATCGCCTGCAGGCGGCCGAGCATCGGCGCCCACTCGGCGAGCAACTTGAGTTTCTCGAAAATCGGAAGATTCGCGCCATAGATATCAACCGGCTCGTCCATCTTTCTTGGCCTCCTTGCCCTTGTTGAGAAACTTGATGTATGCCGCAGACAGCGTCCTTGCCGTGCTGGTCAACTTGCCCCAATGACTCGGCGGCGCCTCGGGGACGAGCGACACAAGCGGTGTCGAGTCGTCGCCATACCGGGCCGCCGTGTAATCAAATCGTTCACCGCTCATGCGTTGCGTACTGGAGGACTTGGTAGGCGTCCTGAAAAACGCACCGCGCGATCTCCTCGACCTCCGCTTTCGTCGGCCGGCGATCCAACTTCCACGCCTCGGACTCAGTCTCCCTGTCGTCCAATTTCAGGACGAGAGTCGCCTCTTTGCCCGCGAGTATCAGTCGTACCTCGGCCGTCATTCATGTGTGGCTCCGTAGCATTATTCATTCTACAGAATGCGCCCGCGCCGAGCCGGGACTCGCGGTCTGCCTCCGACCATCCGGCGCGGATCTCGGCGGCGGCCACCCGAATCTGCTCAGGAGACGGGATAAACACGTTCGGCTCCACTCGCTCGCGTAGCCCCAGCGAAGCCGCGTAGGCCAGAAGTTCGTGCGCCGACATCTCCATCTCGTCGCAGACCTCGTCGAAGGACAAGTCGCTGTACGACCAGAGTTTTCTCAGTTTTCGCTTCTTGTTCGCGCTGACTTTATTCGCGCGAATCTCTTCTTCAGTCCTGCGCGGCGACGCCATGCGGTATGACGGCTGCATATCGGCAGCCGGGATTGAGGTACATTTGATATCCGGCCTGCCGCATGGTTTTGTGCAGGGCAACGTGTTCGCAGTCGCCGCCGACGTATTCGACCCCGTCCGCGAAAAAAGCCTGAGACCGGTAGACCGCCAGACCGCCGAATGCGGAGTTCATCGGGATCGGCTCGCTGCCGACCGGCGGCAGGAGTTCGTGAAACCAGCCGTGTTGCCGGCGGTCCTCCCACCAGTTCAGACGCGCGGCCCAGGCGTCGTACTGCATGACCCTAATCGCGCCCTCTTGCTCGGCGTGCGTGGAGGCCCAGAGCGAAACACTCGCCATGCCGCCCGGCCGAAGCGATCGGCACTGCTCGGTGCCGTAGGCGTCAAGCCAGCCGATGCTGTTCAGGACGCCTTCCGGCGAGAACCCGCCCGTGGGATCCATGTCGATCACGACCACGAAGTCGCAGTCAGGGGCGTTTTGAACAGCCCAGCGGCGGCACCGGTTTCGGTACTCCGCCAGGGCGATCGTTCTGTCCTCCTCGAACCCCCGATAATCCGGCCTGTGCAGCGTGGCGTGTTCGTGGGTAGCCCACGGCCGGGACTCGGCGAACGAGGTGAGCATCTGGGTGGTGCCGTCGGTCGAGTCGTTTTCGTAGACGTAGAGCGACGCACTCTTGAAGAACCCGGCCGTCTCTTCGAGGAGAACCAGCGTGTTTTCGAGAAACGGCATGGCGTCCCTGGCGATGGCCAGGAAGCACACCGACGACCTCGCGGCTGACTCTCGCCCAATGGCGACGTATTTGTCGTAATGCTCTTGATACGGCGGCTCGATTCGCCAGAAATCTTCAGGCTTCATTGAGGAATATCCAGAAGTGGTTCGGGTGGGCGCCTGGGTACGGGTGCGGAATGGCCATAAACTTCTCGTGGCCGAGCCGTTGAATCGCGTGGCTGACATCTCGCCTGTTGTCATGCACCTCGATCAGCCACCGCGTCCCCCTGAACTTCTCCGGCGTCGCGCCGTTCAGAACCAGATGCTCTGCGCCCTCAACGTCGATTTTCACAAAATCGACGACACCGCCAGCGCAGGCGTCAAGGACGTAGTCCAGGGTTACTGCGGGGACACTCTCGACATCTATGACAGATGTTTTTTCTTGTCCACCGCCGCCAATAGGGTGTGTCGGCAGGATCGACGATTGGTCAGGCTTGTCTCGGAGGTAAAAGTCCCTCTGACCGAAGGCGTCGGCGCACGCAAACTCGTGGAGCGTGGCGTTCCTGGGGATATGACGCCGGATTCGCTCTGCAGCCCGGCGGTCGGGCTCGACGGCAACGACGCTGTCGAAATACTGCGACAGCCAGTGCGTCCATTCGCCCTTGTTGGCCCCGATATCCAGGGCTACACGACGATGGCCTCGAAGAAAAAACTCGGCGTAATCCTGCAGCAAAAAGACTTCTTCCATGCTACACGCACCTCTGCAGAAAAGTCCTCGCGTCCTTGGCCGAATAGACGACTGCGCACGGGCACCCAGCGGCAGCCAGTTCGGCCATTCGTTTTTCCTGAATCTTGCTGGGGGAGTTCCCAGGCACTTTGGCCTCCATCCAGACCGCGCGGCCGCCCTTGATGGCAAGAACGTCGGGAAGCCCGGCCATCTGGTAGGCGCTGCCATGAATCTTGACAGCGAACCAGCCCAGAGACCGTGCCTCTGCGACGACTTTCGTGACGATCGTTCGCTCCAGCATGGAGCGTTAGTGTGGCAACCTGTAGCCTACCGGTCAAGCCCGAAATGACATCGTCTCGCGATCGAACGACGAGTAGGACGGGGGGCGCCACTGCTTCCTGCCGCCGCCGACAAGCCGCTGCGCCTCCTCCTGCGGAGTCCATCGGCTCCGGATCTCGGCGCACTTGGCCTCGATCTCCGCAGGCGTCGGGTCGTCGTCCACAGAAGCCCGACTCACGAATCGCTTCGGGAGACCGTAGCGATCCTTGAGCAAATACATCAGTGTCCGCCTGATGCCGAGTTCCTTGCAGAGCATCTGATTGCTCATGTCGGTGTGCCAGAGTTCAAACAAACGCTTGACATCGACCCTCTGTCCTCTCATTGCCCGGCCTCCTTGCAAATAGCCTTGTGTCCCTCGATCGCCTGCTCAACGCTTGAATATCTCTCGCAGATGTCGCACCCCGGAAACGTCATCGTCTCCCAGAGCAGCGGCGGCCCGCCGTCGTAGGCGTGGTTCAGCCCCAGAAAGACGGTCGAGACCCTGATGCCGTTCTCCAGAACGTCGCTGGCGATGCTGAACCCGCAGCCTGTTTTGCTTGCGTACCAACTGGACGACTCCGGCATGGCGGCGTGCCACTCGAAGTATTCGAGGACTCCGCACGGGCGTGTCGAGCCGCTCTCGTCGACTGTGTACCAGTTCATTGCGCGGCCTCTGCTGGCTTTTGGCATGGGCAGTCGGGATGGTGCATCCCCCACTTGTCGCCAACGACGAACCAGTGGCCGCTGTGCTTCACGGTGCAGAGCGTCCACGACTCCGGCGGCTCGCTGTCCTCGGCGGCCGACGGCACCGTCATGTGGTCGGCGTTCTTGCGGGCGGCCAGGATCGCCGGCACGAGCAGGCCGACCAGCGTGGCGAGGATCGCCAGGACGGTGAGAGCCTCGACGAGCGTGAAGCCGCGCCGGCCTGCGTTGTATCGCTGCGTCATTCTTCGCCCTCAAGTTCCTCATCGAACAGTGCGTCGGCGAACTCCTGGGCGGCATCGCCCAGGTGTTCGTAACGCTCCCTCAGTGAAGTTTGCAGCCACCTCGTCCTTGAGTTGCACTTCTCCTGCAACCTCTCAATCTCCTTCACCGCCTCCTCAATCCACGACTCCAGCACGAACTCATAGGTGCCGATGTCTTCTGTCCGGTGCTTGAGAAGATCGCGAAGGACTTGGAGCAGCGGTTTCTTCATCTGTCTCTTTTCCTTGATTTATGCGACACGTTGAACCGTCGTGTCGCCGCTTGCGACAGGTTTATATGCAGCACTCGGTAACGCCGTGCCTCGCGTCTCGCGGCCGTGCGGTGAAGATGCGGCGGGGTGTTATGCGGCACGGGGGGCGGCTATCGAGAACCGCATACTCACTGGTTCTGCCTACCCGTTCTCTGCCCGTGAAACAATCTCGCGAGCCACTTCGATCAGTTTCCACACCGCATCGTCGTAACCCTCGTCAGTCGCTCGGATTATCCGCTTGAGCATCGACAGCAAATCCGGTGAGGCGGCGAGTAGTCTGGCGTTGGCAAGATTCTCTGCGTTCTGGCAGCCAGGAAGCACAGCGAGGCACAAATACTTGCCAACGCCGTCGGGGGCAGTGGCGACGGCAAACGACTCGCTTATCGTTGCGATCATCCACGGTGCTGGCGTGTGCGATGCAGAACCAGCGGATGCAGGAGGCATCGCTGCCGAGTCCTGCTGTGTAGTCGAATCACTCATGCGATGCTCCTGATCCTGCGTGTTATGCCTTCAAGTCAGCGCGAGTCATTCCGTCGTAGAAGTTCCACATCGCGTAAGGAAACAGTGCAAACGGAATCCACCATTTTTCCGTGAGAACGAGGAGCGTGAATGTAAACGCAAATGTCACCGCAATGTCGATCAGCCGCCTTTTTGTTCTCTCGCTCACGGCAAATCCTCCGTTTCAATGATGCTTGGCATAACCAGCGGATGAAAGCGGACGGCAGAGCCGCCGCTTATCCTGCGTGTTCTCAATCAAAACAATGCAGGCGAACGAACGCCTCCGCAAGAGCCAATGCGGCCCATTTCCTGAACTGCACAATCACTCGCCCGTCAATAACGACAGTCCACCCGGAACGCCGGTCGCATCCGTAGTCCCTGTCGTAGTGGAGGGCGAATGATTTCATATCTGATTCGTTGAGAACCACGCGATGCTGCGGACGAGCCGCAGATCGCAGCGTTCTCAGCCTAACCGCTCAATCACGCCGCGAAGCGTAGCCGCGACCCTCGCACAGTCCTCGTCATCGTCGTTGTCCGCATACGACTCCGCAGCACACGCAATCGCCTCCCGCTCCTCGTCGGTGAGCGTGGGCGAGCGGTAGAGCGGGACGACATCGGCCATGCCGACCACAGCACCTTCGGCGTCTTGTTGGCTGTACGACAGCCACATCGGCTGGCCGTTCTTGCCAACCGCTGCCCACGCCACCGGCTCCCGTGCATTGCCAGTGACCTCACCGTGTGCCGCCTCAAGCCGCAGCCTTGCGATCTCGGCATCCCCTCGCAGGCGAGTGATCTCGTCTGCCGCCTCGTCAAACAACTCGCCGAGCCTCGCAAGGTGCAGGCCGCGCCAGCCGCGAAGTCGCGCCACAATGTCGTCACTCATGCGAGCAGCATCCGTCGCAGCCGTGGATATTCTTGTGCCCCATGCCAACGCGATCCAAGTACGCCGCATCGTCTGGGTCTGGATGCCCTACGCCGTGCTGGCAGATTCTCTCCATTTTCCCGGCGTCGTCTCGCCAGCGCATCGGCCACGACCTCATATGATGCTCCGAAGGGTTATGAATGCAGCAGAACTCGCCAGCGCATTTCGCAGCGTCGTGAGTGACGAGGCTTTTCACTCTATTCCCCCGCATCAGCGGCCGCGTCAATCAGCGCTTTGCCGAGCAGCCTCGCCACTTGCGCCGAAACAGTGAAGTCAATGTCCCCAAAATGCGCCTTGCTTGCCCCGTATGGTGCGCGAACCTCGACGCACCCCAAGCCGTCGCAGCCCGGCCCGACCTGAATGCACGCCCCGCTCTCGTCGTGGTAAATGCGGCGGACGAGTTCTACGCTGTATGCCATCGCTTTCTCCGTAGCGCTTGAGGTCACTCGCTCACCCTTACGCCGCTGTCTTGAATCATCAGAAGAACCTCGTTCGCGAGGCGGCGCTCGTCGTCGTCCGGGTCGCAATGATCCATGATGGATCGGCAGTGGCTTTCGATCTGCCACAGCGCAGCGATGGCGTCGTTGCCCTGGAGGGCGGCATCGAACTCGTCGGAATCGTCCGGAAGGGTGAACGAGAGCGTGGCTCGCATCATTGCGGGATCTCCTTGTTCAAGAACTTGACCAACTCGGTTTCGTAGACATCGAACGATTGTTCGAGCATATGGCAGGCAAACAGCAGGCCGGTTGCATCAACGCTTTCTGCAAACTCGGTGACTCTGCCGAACGCCTGCCGGAGAGACGAGAACTGCTCCTGCATTGCGACGAGGGCTCTCTCTACGCTCTTTTCCATTGGTCTCGACTGTCTTTCTCGAAAAGAGTTGGGAACAGCCCGGCCGACTTCGCGACCATGAGCATTCGCGGGTGAAACACCGCGACAGACCCGAGTTCCGCGACTCCGGCGGCCTTCAGGCCAGCGGCGGCGAAGGTCGCGACGCCACGGCCACGAAAACCGCCGTGAACAAAGGCTTCGAGCGTGTCCCAGTAGCCGGCCCGCTCCTCTTGCCAAGGCTCCGAGCGAACCCAGCCGACCATCCGGCCGCCGCTGAACACCAGGGCGATATGGCCACGGTAGACGCCTTCGCGGAGCGACTTCTGAAAGTCGCTGCCTTCTTTGGTCAACGCTTCGACTGCAGCGAGTTCCTGCCGAGAGCAGTCATCAAGCGGTTTGACTGTGCATTCCACGAGAAGCCTCCATGATTCTCTGGGCCGCGATCAGCCCGTACTCGGGATTGAGTTCAATTCCCGTTGCGTCCCTGTCCATTTGGACTGCTACTGCACAAACCGTGCCAGATCCCGCAAACGGATCGAGAACAGAGTCGCCAGGATTGCTCGACACGCCGACGATCCGGCGGACGAGTTCCTCTGGAAGTTGCGTCGGCACGCCCTTGATTCGCTCGCGAAACGTGCCGCAGACCCGGCTCACCTGCCAGACATCGCCCATGATTTTTTTGCCGTCGGACGCAGCCCGCCGGTCGCCGTATTTTGCGTACCTCGCTGACGGCACGAGGACCGCGTCGCGGTTGAAGGTGAACCGCCGGCTGTCCTTCGTCGCGTAGAAGATCGGCCTGGAGCATCGGCCGAACTTGCTGTGGCAGTAGACGCCGAACGTCTCGTGCCATGTAATCCTGTTTCGCATCGTCATGCCGGCGCGCCGGATGGCGATGTCGATGTCGGCGCCATGCTCCTGGCCGCTGATGACCCAGAGCGAGCCGTGCGGCTTGAGTACCCTGCAGCACAGGCCTACCCACTGCTCGCACCAGATGTCGTAGTCACCCCTCCTATCCGCCTTTGCGCCGGCCCCGTAGTCGATGCCGATGTTGTACGGAGGGTCCGCAATGACGAGGTCGACGCTCTCGCTGGGCATGGCCCTCATCGCGTCAGCGCAGTCGCCGATGATGATGCTCATGGTTGCAACTCCTTTGCCCGCATCAACAGCCGCACGACCTCGGCGTGAGGCAGGCGCCCCCAGCCGACTGCACGGGCCGCGCTCTTGACCACCGCGTCGTCGCCACGCCCGTTGGCGTCGGCGACAACAATGAGGTTGCGAACGTGAGCCTCAAGCAGCGATATGCGTTCCTTCAGCGGCTCGATCCGACCATGTAGCCTCGCGTTGCCGCGTATCGCACCGGTCAGTTCCTTTCGATAGTCCTTCATCAGTGCCCCCGGCGGGAGTTGAACCCGCGTCTCGCCTGCAGCGCGTTTTATCCGTTGGCAGCGTGCGCACTCTGCGTCCAAACTACGGGGAACCCGTCAGTCGTCACCGAACCATGTCGTGCTGGGGAGGATCGTGAAGAACACGACGACCCCTACGAGACACAGGACAGTTGCGACGTTCAGCCAGATGTTTAGGGCGTCGTGTATCACGACGCATCCTCCCGAAGCAGCGAGACGCCGATCTCGCCAGGAGCAGCCGGCGGAATCGTGTCGGTTGCGACGAACTCGCGGAGGGCCGGCTGACTGCGGTTGCCGGCATCGTCGATGTCGACGAGAGCGACCGAGACGTTCGAGTCCTGGGCGACCTTGATCTCGCCGAAGTCCGTCGTTTCCTTGGGGAACGAGACCCGGGAAATCTGCTCACCGTTGACGGCAACCGTCAACTCGCGGGAGACGACATCAGCATCTACAGCAGGACCGGCAGAAACAGAGTAGACAAGCGCCATGCTATTTGGCTCCTGTATTGTTAGACGAACCCACAGAACAGGCCCGCGACACGCTATCGCAAGGCTTTGTATTGACTTCCGGAGTCGCGCAAGTTCCGCAACGAGACCGAACATCCAGCAACTCCTCCCTGTAGACCCCGACCCCGTCAGGGGCTTTGATTCCGAGCCTGACGGATCCGTTTCGCTGGACCCTGACGACGCAGACCTCGATGCCGCTCGAAGGGATCAAGACGCTCTGGCCAGACTTCCTTGTCACGACGAGCATGGCTCACTCCTGTGTGTCGCGGGGTAGCCTATCGACGAAATCCATTTCTGGCAAGCCTCGCGGACGGCGTCGCTCTTGTGCTTGGAGGCACACCAGCGAATATACGCCTCTCCGTTCTCTGTTCTGGATGCCTGTGCAAGTGTCATGCCGGAGCAGATGCCCTCGAAAAAAACGAAGTCGTCGCTTGGCGCAAGAACTCCCTCGACCGCAGGAACGTGCTGCTGCCAGCCGCAAAACGCGCAGGCGATCAGCCACTGGCTCCGGTAGTCGTCGAGAATGTCAAAATAGGTAGCCTGACACTTTGGATTGTGGCAGGTGAAGTGCCCGTCTGACTGCCCGAGAATCGTCTCTGGCTCGTAGGAAACAGACTGCGCCGGCGCCGGTGGTGGCTCCTGCTTTTTTGCGCGACGGGGCTTCTTGGACTTCTCTGGCTCCTCCGGCGAGATGTCGAACAGCAGGCTCATATCCGCACCCCCATCCGGAAGTCGACCGGGTCGTCGGAGATAATCAGTTCTCGCCTCGCCCTCGTCACGCCGACATACTCGACGCGACGCTCCTCGTCGTGCTGTGCCCTGTCGGACGACCGAGCCTCGTGGATCTTGCGGGTCAGGGTCGTCGACAGGACGACAACGTCGGCCTCCATGCCTTTCGCCGAGTGGACGCTCCCGAGGCGAATCTGTGGCCGTGCGGCCAAATCGGCGCCCCACTTCAGGGCCGCCGCCCGAAACTTCTCGCCGCCGTCGACCAGATCGGCCCAGGTTCCACCAAGCACCCTGTCCACCATGGCCTGCGTCATGCCGGTGTCGCCGAGCGCCGACGGAAAGACAGCGTCCCAGCGGCGCTGCGTCTCCTCGCGGCGCCAGTTGGTCTTGGTGCCCCGCTCCAGCAGCGGGCCGTCCTTTCCTCGCGACGGAATCTCCTCGATGGCGCAGGCGAAGTCTTCGCCAGAAACAGCCTCGCCGTGTTCGAGATCCCAGAGCGCCCGGATCCCACGAAGGACCGCCGTGTCACTCTTTGCCTTGAGTTTCGCGAACGGCAGCCGCTTCTTGCGAAGCACTGCGGCCCACTCGTCCAGCATGAAGTTGCATCGGGCGAGGATCAGCGTGGGCTTCGTCGGATCGAGGCCGGGCACCACGCTGTCGGCACCCTGGCCGCGAGAAATCCTGCCGTCGTGGTCGGCCGGGGACACCTCCCTGTCGAAGTACCCCTCGTGCATTTGCCGCAGGCACTTCTCGCCGAGCGACAAGATCGGCGCGGGGCACCGGTATGACTTCGGCATGATCCGCTTCTTGTCGGCAGGCCACGACATGAAGTGCTTGGAGTCAGAGCCGCAGAATCCGTAGATCGAGTTCCCGGTGACATAGCCGTTTTCGACGACGTAGGTGTGGTATTTCTCGACTTCGAGGCTGTAGACCCTCGCCGTACTTCCAGGGGCGAGCCTGCGAATCGACTTGACGGCGACCCACTCGCAGTGCGACCCGACCGTCCTGCTGCCTCGCGGCCCAGTTCCTCGCTTCTTCCTCTCCAGAACGCCGTCGATGAGCCGTGGCGCCAAGTGAATACCGGGCAACACATTGACAGCCTGAAGAAACCGGCCGGCGCGGCAGCCGTTCTTGCTCCTGTCTGCTTTTTGACAGAACGGAAACAGGATGTCTCGGTCGTGGTCGTCGAGGCATCGGCGACCGGAATCAGTCATGTCGCCCATTGCGGAGAACACGCCGTCGATGAACTCTCGGCTCAGGTTCGTCTTCCCGTGCGGCGGCCGAAACGTCACCTGCGGGATGCCGTACCGGCACGACACGATCTGCTCGTGCATTCTGGCATCGCGGTCGGTGTCGAACACTTTGAGAACCCAGACAGAGTCAGCGTCTTCTTGATTCATTCGCATCTTGAGCCTGAACTCGCCGTTCTTCTCGGATCGCTTTTTCGAGAACATCTGCACCGTACCTACCCGCCACCGGTTGCCTTTTCGCATCAGGTAGGTCGCGTATGCCTCGCGCTTTTTCGTTCGGACGTACCACTTGTGGTTCGTCGTACAGACTGACTTGGTGCCGTCCTCGAACGTGACCTCGATCAAGTCTCGCGAATCAACATCTCGCCACGCCTTTCTGAACGGGATCTGCTTGCTCGTTCCGTAGAACCTACCCTCGTTCTTCGAGAACGCGATCAGTTTGTCGGTCCTGGGGTCGAGATCCTCGATCGGCTTGTAGCCAGACGCGGTCAGGACGGGTGTCCCTTCAAGGGAGCATTGAAAGGGGTCTCCCGCGACGTAAACCCACGCCACCTCCGGCCCGCTGGCGAGCCGGCGGCAGACCTTGTCCACCAAGGCCGAGGCATCCTGTGCCTCGTCGAAGATCCACGCCCTCACGCCGGCCGGCAGTTCGCCTTCCGGGTCAGTGAAGTAGAAGCCGTCGGCCTCGAAGTGGATGCCGGCGTACCGGGCAAGCAGGTCCGTAAAGTCAGACCTGTTCTCCAGACGCTTGGCCTGCTCGTACCGGTCAACCAACTGCTTGCAGCGGGCGAACGGCGGCACCTCTCGGCCGGCGCGCACCATCCTCTCAACCGTTTTCTTGAGCGGCTCAATACGCGCCCGGCTGACATCCCAGCATTCCAGTGCTGCGGCCGCCGTCTTGTCTCCAGCATACCTGACCCGGCCGTCGTCCTCGTCCAGTAGCGTCCGGATGTCGACCTTCAGGGCTCCGGCAAGCCAAATCTGGCTCTCCTTCTTGTCGTCGATCATCTGGCCCTTCACGATCCCCAACTGCTTGTGGCAGATGCCGTGGGCCGTCTTGAACCAGCCGTCTCGGGACAGAACCTCCACCGGAACGCCCCAGGCGAGGCTCGCCCGCTCGACGGCCTCCTGCCGGGCGGCCTTCGTCATGCTTGCGAAACCGACAGCAAACGGGCTGCCGCCGAGGGCCGACTTGGCCCCCTCCATGACCCGGAGAAGTTCCGTAGTCTTCCCAGACCCCGCAGATCCAATGAGCATTGCTGTTTTCATGACCACAAAACCAAAAACCGTTTTATTCCCAGGATTTGTGGTACGTCGTAAACCCTTGCAAACAGGGCACTTACGACTCGAAAACCACAAAACCAGAAAACCAACGCAAAATGAGGATGCGAAACGTCGTTTTTTTTCTAATTACTAGCCGGAACTTCCACGGTCGCCCGGAAGCCGTCGGGCACCTCGCCGGCAGCGATCCGCTCCAGGGCACGGATATGCCGCCCGGTGAACCGGATGTACCGCCGGGATGACCCGCCGTCGCTCAGGTGCCGGCCGGTCAGGAAACTGGCCTCCCCGGTCGAGGCGAGGATCAGCCGCTTCATCTTGAGTTTGTCGCCCTCCTCAAGACGCCGCTGGGGCCGCCCGATGTCCTCCCAGAGCCTCGACCAGCCGAACCAGAGTTCCCACACGCCGTCCTTGGATCGGACCCACACGGGCCTGCCAGACGGGTCTGGCTCGCCGTCGTCCTCCTCCTCCTCGCCCGGCTCGGGGACAATGCACAGGGAGTCGAGGATCCAGCCCGCCACGGCGGCGTACCGGAGGTTCTCGGCCGTCGCCTCCTCCTGCAGAGCCTCGTCCATCAGTTTGGCCTTCAGCCCCCGGGCCGCCGGCTGGCCGGCTCGCGGGCCACGGGTGCGGGCCGCCGTGCCGCACCAGATGACGCCCCACTCCTCCGGCACGGCGTCGAGGATGACCGTGTGGGTGGCCTCCAGAACGGCACAGGCCACCTTGGCCGCCGACCGGTAGGTCTCAGCGTCCATGGTTACGTCTACCGTCTTGGTCTCGCCCTTCGAGAACACCGGGATCGAGAGGACGAACGTGACCGGGTCGGAATGGACGACCTTGAGCCGCCACTGGCCCGGGAACCACTCGCCGTCCCGGTACTCCAGGCCGTTCAGGGTGAATGGGCAGTCCACGCGATCTTCTTCAGCCGGCCCGTCGTCCTCGCCGCCTGACTCGATCCGCTCGGCGAGTTTCTGCTTCAAGAACTCCGGCCCGCCGCCCTCCGACCGCACCTTGATGGCCCACCGCAGTTGGCCACGCCAGATGTTCTCGACTTCATGCTCGGGGAGCGGCGGAACGCACTGGGTCGCGTTGATCGCCTTGGACTCGATCAGGGTGTCCTGCTGTTCCTGCGGGTCGTGTGGGTCCAGCATCTTCACGCACTTCGAGGCGATGTAGCGGACCATCGTCAGGTGCCTCGACCCGGCGTCGGCCTTCTTGTGGAGGATCTCGCTGGCCGGCGCCTTGCCGATCTCGCTGCCACGCCCCCCCGTCGCCGCGACGATCGCCTGCATGAGTTGCGGCGGGATCTCGGCAACGTCGACCTCGTCGGGGCCGAATCCATACTTCCACCGGTATCTGACCCCCGAGGCGTGAATGCTGGGCGGAAACACCGACTGCGCCCCCTTGCCGCCGCCGCCGATTCGCACTTCGAGGCCGCCGATCTTGATGACGGCCTGCTCCGGCAGGCGATCGTCGAACCGAAAGATCCGATGCTCGCTGCGGTGCGAAATGTAGGTCGGCGTCTCGACCAGATGCAGGCCGAACTTCTCGGCTGTCTCTTTGCCTGCTTCGTCGTCCCACTCGATGTCGACGATGCCTGACTCTTTGCCGAGGGCCACGCCGATGTTCGCGTTCGTCACGCCGTCGAACCAATCAGCCAGCGTGTCCTCGTCGGTGGTGGCGATCCGCTGCCACTTCGGATGCACCGGATGCTTGCCGGGCGTCCCGCACGCTGTCCCGTAGTGGCAGGTGCAGGTCTTGCCGTCCTCGCGAAGCCCGTTGATCGGGAGCGCCCGCCAGCCCTTCGCCGCGTAGAGCGCAGCGGCTTTGAACATATCTTCCATGAATCACCTCCATGCGAAAAAATGGCGCCGCCGGGGAGGGGGACCAGCCCCGGCGGCGCCTTGCGGCTGTCTGGTGCGGCTGTGGGAGAAGGCACCCCGCAGTCAGACAACTTCCAGCGTTACGACGCCACTACTGGCTAGGCGACCGGCCCACGATTCTGTGGGTTTCAGGCCGCCGGCCCAGCCGTTGAACTACTCCTCGCCGAGATCGTCCGACGCGACCGCCGAGGCAATCGGCGGCGCGGTGAACATGGCGCGGATCGGGTCGGCGTAGACTCGCTTCGCAACGTCGCCCTGCGTCTGCGTGATGGTGCCGACGAGGCGAGGGACGATCTGGCTGTAGGGCTGGCCGCCCTTGCCCTTCGCCTTCACCAACTTCAGCCCGATGACCGCCTCGTGCGGGAACACCGGCAGCCGCTTCAGGAACGGGATGATGTTCCTCAGTGATCCCGGGCCGACGGTGACGAGGATGGGCCACGTTTCGCCCTGGCGAAGAATCGCCAGAACACGGGCTTCCTTGCACCGCTTCCCGTTGCCGTTCCGGCCCGACCCGTAGCCAAACTCAGGGCCGGTCGAGAGCGACACCCAATCGTACTTTCGCTCGCCGATCCGGTACCGCTCCAGCGACTCCGGGTTGATGGACCCGAGTTCGTCCGACACGCGGTACGCGACCTGCAGGTCGTTCGTGACGAGGACCGGCCGCATTTCAGACGGATCTTCCTCTGGCCACAAGACACCTCGCTTTCCGATGCCGACCAGCAGGCCGACGATCTCGTCGCTGGTCGTGACGTTGCCGTCAACGTCGATCGACCACTGCGTCGCCCCGCCGAGCGGCGTCTTGACGCGAACGAGGTCCGTCTCCTGCATCCCCTCGCCTTCGAGGTTCGAGGCGATGATCTGCATTTGCCTCGAATCCGGAGCGAGGGCCGGGTAATCAACCGCCTTCACCGCCAACTCTGCCGTGGCCATTTGTGGCCTCCTGTAGTTATGTGGAACCGACCAAGTACGTCAGCCAACCGTGACATGACGCAGTTTCATCTCCGTGTATTCACCGACGAGGCCGTCGAACGGCGTCCCGGCGGCGAACGGAGAGCCGGCCTCCCTGCCGGCTTCCTTTGCCCGCTCGACGAGCCATGCCTTGAGCGTGGTCGTCGCAACCGTCGTGATCGCATCCTCGATCCCGGCGGCACGCGCTGCCTCCAGCACCGCGTCTCGCCGATCCTTCGGCACCGACAGGTGAAGGCTCTCCTCCACCCGCCAACTCCTCCCTGCGACCCGAACTCCGTCGAGCCGTTGTGTCGTCATCTCCTCGACGGCGAGCGTCTCTAAATTCGCCCTCCGCTTCTTCATGTCGTCGACCTGTGCAGAAAGCGTGCCAATCTGCTTGTCGAGCGACGAGATTTCTTCAAGAAGCCCCGACAGCCCGTCGTGTGATTCTGTAGCCAATAATGAGTGCATCAATGACCTCCTGCCTGCTTTCGAGCGCCTTGTAGACTGAACCGTCGACAGTCATGCCGCCGTCTACCGTAGCGACAAGGCTGTAGAAGTGCGTTTTCTTGGTCTGGCCTGGGCGGTGCAGCCTTGCGATCGCCTGCAGGTACTCGCTCAGGCTGTGGCCCAGCGAGTAGAACACGCCGTAGGCCGCCCTGGTCAGGTCGATGCCGATGCCACCGCTGGCTGTGTTGGCCACAAGCACCGTTGTCTTTCCGGCCTGCCAATCGGCCAGTTCGTTCTGCCGGCCGTTCAAGACACTGACCTCGCGGCCGGCATTCTTGCACGCAGCCACGGCAGCCTCGCCGTCGGCCTTGAAGCGGTGAAACACGACGAGCGGCTCGCTGGGGTCCAAACAGTCGAGGATATCAGCCAGCGCCGCCCCCTTGCTGGGAGTGTCGTCGATTTTCTTGGCGTCCCGATCTCCGTCGGCGTGGACATTCCCGCCGCAGATTTCGAGTAGCCGCGTCAACTGCACCAGCACGTTGGCGGGCGTCACCTCGGCGTCACCGATCGTGGCGCAGAAATCCTGCTCCAGCGCCTTGTAGAGCCGGGCTTCTGCCGGCGAGAGTTCTACGTCCACTTGCTCGTGCATGATGTCTGGCAGATCCAAAACGTCCTCTGACCGTCGATGAAACGTCGTTTCTGCAACCTTCGTGCCAAACTCATCTGTGTTTCTGTAGCCAACTACCCACCCTGGGTAGCCTGGGCGGGATATGGCGTATCGTGACCGAAAGGCCGTATAGGAAGTTCCGAACGTCTTGCACTCCGGGGATTCGACAGCCCGGTAGACGCCGTAGGCGTCGAGCGGCGAGTGAGCGAGCATGGTGCCCGACAGGCCGACTCGCTTGGCGGTCGGGTTCTTTTTGCCCATTCGTGCGGCCCACCGAGAGGCGGTGCCGGATGGACTCTTGAGTTTGTGGATCTCGTCGTAGACGAGGCAGTCCCACGGCGTCTTTTCGAGCGACGGGATACGCCACGCCGACTCGTAGTTCGTGACGACGATGACCGGCCTGGAGTCTGAAAGGGCCGCCCGCAAGGCCTCGTCCTTCTGCTTGGACGACCCCTTATCCAGCAGCACGACGCGCCACTCGGGCAGCCAGAGGCCGGCCTGCTTTTTCCAGGCTGGGATCACAGCCTTCGGGCAGCACACCAGAACCCTTGCGAGATTTTCAGCCCGCAGGATCTCAAGAAGGGCGCGCGACTTGCCTGTGCCCATCCCCATATGCAGGAGAACGCAGAGCCGGCCGAGCGCCCACTGAACTGCCTCTTGCTGGTGTTTCCAGAGCATCTGCCCCTCCTTGGCGGAAGGGAAGATAGCAGTCACTGGCTACCGGTCAACAGTTTTTCGCTTGCGGCCGCGCTTTTTGCCGGCCTGCTCCAGTTTGGACACCTCCGCCGCGTGTCGCTGGCACGACTCGCGGGAGACGATCCAGATTCGAGCGCCGCCGGCCCGCCCGGAGGTCAGGACACGGCCCACGATCTTCCCGCTTTCGACGAGCCGTGGCACGAGCGTCCAGTAGACGCCCATGGCTTTGGCGGCCTCCTCTACGCTGATGGCGTCGCCGAAGGCGATTCGGGGCCGCTTCTTGGAGGCCAGCGCCTTCACCATCCCGGGCCGCAGATCCAGGGCCGTCCTGGGCCGTCGCGTGACGACCCGCTTTTCGATGTAGTCCTGATAGTTCTGCTCGCAGTCCTCTCTGGAGTAGACGGCGAACTCCCGCCCGTCCTGGCCGGAGACCGCCCGGGAGACGATGTCCCCCTTGGCGGCCATCTTGGCTGGCCGAGACCAGTGAACCCCCATGAGGCAGGCTGCCTCCCACGGCCCGATTGCTTCGTCGTTGCTCATGCCGGTATTCTCGGCACAGACCCCCTGCTTGACAATGCTACTGGAGGCGAGAACAATCTACTGCGTCACAAGGAGGAGACGCAAGATGAAGCGATGGATCGTAGTGATTGATTGGATTGACGGTGACGTTGAGGACTCCGACGAGTTGACCGTTCTCGCGAGAAGCGAGGCCGAGGCTGTGACTGCGGCGGTTGAGTCGTGGGTGGAATCAAACGAATGGCCGTCCTGTGCGTTGCAGGGCGTCTCGGTTTTCTCTCCGAAACGACTTCGGGGACTTGCCTGACCGCAGGGAGGTGGTAGATCACCGCTACGGCGGGTCGGAGAACCACCCATGTTGCTGGAAGACTTCTTGAGGGACATCTACGTCCCTCTCAAGGGCATCTGTGCCCAGACCGAGTTGCTCTACAAGATGACGATTGCGGAGTTCGGCAAATCGTTGGGCAAAGACCCGGAACTTGCCGACCTCGAAGAACTCAAAGTCGCCAAGTTTCTGGCCAAGCGAGTCCGCGAGCGCAAGCCGGCCACGGCGGCCAAGGACCGCAGCCAAATCCGCGCTTTGTGGGAGTTGGCGGCCCGCAGGCGCATGGTCAACGAGTGGCCGACGATTTCTAGGATCCGGGTGCCAGAGCGCGTCCCGGAGGCGTGGCTGACGGGCGAGATGGAGTCGCTGCTCGTCTCGGCGTCCCTGGAGACTTCTAGGTACGTCGGCATTCCGGCGGCGCTCTGGTGGCGAGCCATCCTGCTGGTCTGCTACGACACCGGGGAGCGCATCGGCTCTGTGGTGTCGGCTCGGTGGCGAGACGTTCGCGGCGGCAGCATTTTGTTCGTCGCCGAAAACAGGAAGGGGAAGCGTCGGGACATTCTTCGTGCCCTCAAGCCGGAGACGCTCGCCGCCCTGCAGGTGATCCGCTTTGACCGCGAACCCGGCGACCTCGTGTTCCCATGGCCCAGGTCTCGCGGCTACCTGTGGAGGCGGCTTGAAATCATTCTGAAGCGGGCCGGGCTGCCGCACGACCGGTCGTGCAAGTTCCACAAGATCAGGCGCACGACGGCCAGTTATTCGGCCGCTGCCGGCCTGTCGGCCCAGGAGATCCTCGATCACTCAGACCCGAAGGTCACTCGCCGCTACATCGACCCGAGGATCGTCACTCAGCCGACGGCGGCCGATGTCATTCCGCCGCTTCGGGAGCCGGCGTGACCACCAACCCCGCCACCTCGCTCATCGGCACCACCTCCACCTGCGCCATGATCTCTGGCGTCAGTTGTTCAACGGCCCAGCCGAGTATGCCGCCGGGATAGAGTTCGCTCAGGAGATGCCCGCCCAGCATCCAGCGTCCATCGGTCAGTTGCGTGGCCGTCGCAACGTGTCGCGGATCGCCATGCTCCTGCTGAGTTGTGTACCAGACGACAGCGACCTCGTATGGGTAGACCATCGCAAGGTCTTTGCACTCGTCGTATGGCATCGGGAGCGTGAGGTCGGAGAGCCACATCAGACGTTCCTACTAAGGGCGGTCTGGAACGCCTGCATGGCGTTGTAGTAGGCGGCGGCTTGCGAAGCAGTCATAGCACTACCGATGGAATATGCGCCAAGCCTCCCACCGTAATGAGAGGTCGCGGAGTCGCTTCGATTCAGGGCATACACATAGAAGTTTCTTGATGAAAGAGTCTGCGCGGTCTGCGTGTTTGACGCCTCAAGAGTTCCGTTTCTGTAGAGTTGACCAGCGGTGTCGGGCGAGTTGACGCCAATCCAGTGGGCGCCCGTAGACACGGACGTAACGGTTATATTTGCACTGAAAGCGCCGTAGCCGAACTGTATGGTGCTGCCGATTCCACCGTACTCTAGGGTAAACCTCTGCGAACCGGCCTCATCTGTGCCTAAAAAGGTCTGAAACGTACCGCCGCTGCGAACAGTCTCATAGGCAGACAGATGCCTGTCTCCAGCGCTCAACACATTCGACGCCAGCCCCGTGTTGAGGTATCGCGCGCCGCCTCCCGCAAGGCCTCCATTGGGGCCGAGTTCGCTGTAGTCCCCGCTGACGAACAGCACGCCAACATTGCTGTCGGTGGCGTTGCCATACTGCGCCCCGCTACGCGACTGCCCGCGATACAGCGGGACGAGGCAGGCATTGAGCCCGCCGCCGCAGAAAAGATTCAGCCGATAGAAGCGGTCGCGGATGCTGACTCCGCTTACGCCAAAGTCAATGGCATCGCAGAACGTATTCACCGCGCTCGCCGTGCTGGCACTCACCGTGCCGCCGTTGGCGTAGACGCGGTTGATCCAATCCTGTGCGTCTGCGTTGGAGACGATAGGGGCCAGAGTGATGCCCCACTTGGAGGCGAGGTAGCGTTCGACGCGAGCAATCTGCGCATCCGTTAGGTCGGATTGGTAGACGAGCAACTCCGCTATCTGGCCGTTCCAAAACTGGTCGTTCGCGCTATTCCTAAACCTACAGCCAACTCTATTGGCACCACCCGCGTCCTGCACGGCCACAGTGAACGGCAGGCCGCTGCCGTTGACTCGGCCTACGAGCCCGCCGCCGCCAGAAGACTGCGATGACGTAAGCAGGAAGGATGCGCCAAGTACGTCGATTTTGTCTGCGGTGAACGACGAGCGTGAGGAGTTGTGTGTCAGCCCAATCATCTGCGACGCGCCGGACTGTATGAACTGCGCGTGAATGTATGATGCACCGTCGCTGAAGGCGTATGGAGTTCTCGCTGCGGTCGTCGTTCCAGAGTTGTGCCGCACAACGCTGAAAACAGTGGCCGGTGTGGTGTCAAGTGCCGCTATGTCAAGACGGTCGTCAGAACCGTCGAAGCCCAGTGTTCGCCGCCCGTTCAGCGTAGTGGTGCTGACGGTCGGCCTATTCGCCCCCGTCGCCTGAGCGTGCCTCGCGTTCCCGCTCTTGTCGCCCCAGTACCCCACCGGAGGCGTGGGGTCAGGGACGTTGGCGATGCCCCATTTGTTCGCGAGGTACTTCTCCACGCGGGCGCGGTCAGTCGCGGAGAGGGCGGTGTTGTAGACGACGATCTCGGCGATGTCGCCGTTGTAGGAGTTGACAGTCGAAGCCTCAGACCCAACTGAAGCAAGCCCGGAGCCAGCGTTGGCTGGGTCGCCAGAACTACCGGCCGCCCCATTGCCGAACAAGGCAATGGATACATCGCTTGCGATAACCCCTGCGGCGACGTTGAAAGACGTTGAGGATGCTCCTGTGGAGAAGTTTCCACTCCACCAACGCACCTCAGATGTGCCCGCGAACGCGCTTCTGTCCGCGCCGTAACTAAAGATGCGTTGCCCGCCAGTTGGCGATACAGCGCGAGACACAATGAAGAAGGTCTGCTGCGACGAGTCTGCCAGCGTTGTCGCGAGGTGGTCGCCTGATCCATCAAACCGCACAACGCTTCTGCCGTTCTGCACTTCTACCTGAAGCGACGGTCTGTTGCCGGAAGTTGATTGAACGCCGTGTCGCCCGTTTCCGCTCTTGTCCTGCCACCTAGCCACCGCACCGCCCGCTGCGACCTGCGAGCCGCCGCTTGTTGCGTCGAACATTGAAGTCGCGTCGTCGCCATCCAGCCACAGCGCACACCCGGCCAGTTCTGTGGGGCTACTGACAGGAGCGATCTCGTCGCGAGCGGCGCGGTGGACGCCGCTGATGCCCCACTTGGCGGCGAGGTAGGCTTCGACGCGGGCGCGGTCGGCGGTGGAGAGGGCGGTTGGGTAGAGGATTATTTCGGCAATGTCGCAAGTGTTGAATCCCGTTCCACCCTGTGCGGCAACACCAACACCGAGACGAGTGACTGCCGTAGAGAGCGTGGCGGCGGCCGATGCGACTGACATCCCGCCTGCCGAGTTTGTAACGAGATTCGACGACAGCACCCCTGCGAACACGCCGTATGACGCGAAGCCAGTGACGCCACTTGCGTTCGTTCCTTGCGTTCCAGCAAACGCGGACAGGGCTCCGGCGTTGGATACGCACGGAATGACGCTACCAGACGCGAAATCGTTGCCTGCGCCAGCCGTGCTAAACACTCGTCCATTTGTAGACGCGCCAGAGATTCGGCACACCACAAACACGCTGTATGCGTTGGTGCTGATGCTGGCTGTCAGGTTCCCGGTTAGCCCCTGCGACCCGCCAAACGTCAATACGCTCCGGCTATTCAAAGCGTTGCCTGTCAGCGTTGGGCGAAGCCCCCCGCTCGCCGTCACGTTGTTTCCGTTTCCGCTCTTATCCCTCCACGTTTCGACAAGCGAACCCGAGAGCGTCATGCTCGCCGCCGACGAGTCTGCGCCATCCAGCCACAGCACACACCCACTAATATCCAGCGGCGAACTCACCGCCGTCACCGGCCCGGCATCGGTGGTGTAGAGCGACGAGGCATCCGCGCCGTCCAGCCACAGGGCGAGGCCGCTGATCTGGCGGGGGTTGAAGCCGCTGCTCGCCGGACGGAGGGTGCGTGGGGAGAGGGGCATGGTTCGGCCTAGTTCTCCGGCTTTGCGTGGCTCTTGGGCTGAAGGGCGTACAGGAGCCTCGTCTGCTCGCTGACCGCCTCGGCGATCTCTTTCTGACTGTCGGCGATCGTCTTCAGGAACGTCGCGTGCTGGTCGACAAGAGGCACCAAAACGTCCTGACGCAAAACGTAAAATGCCGCCAGCGCCACGAGGGTCGGAAAACCCCACCTCTCGATGATCGTCTTGAGCGTCTCGCTCACCTCTGCGCCACTCATCGGTCAGGTCTTCATCGTCACGATGCACACCGCCGCCGTCGCGGCAGCCTGACCGGCGACAAGCCGGATCGCCCCCGCGCCGTAGCAGGCATCCGGCAGGGCGTAGACCCTCGCCTCCGTCGCGGACGGGGCCAGGGTGATGTCGGCCGCCGACCCGCTGGCGTCGTACAACCGGCCGAACGTGCCGACCGTGGCGTCGGAGGCCCAGACCTGAATGCTGGTGGCGGCCGTCGAGACGGTGCCCATCTCCAGCGTCCCGCCGGCAACGTCGTCCCAGCGGAGGGTAGTGGCGGCGGCTACGGCCGTCGAGAGCGTGACGCCGATCGCCTTGAACTTACGTCGAATCTTCGGCTCAGACATATCGCACCTCCTTGTGCGTTGCGGGCCTCGCGGGCCACTCGTGGCGTGTCACCCTCTCATTGTAGCACTGAGTAGCCTATCGTAAGCGGCATCCACGGCAGCCGCGAGGTCGCCCATGCTCCCGGAGTTCACGATCTCTGCAGAGACATACTTGCCGGCCACGCCGGCCTCGCTGGCGTGCCGAGACGCGTCGCCAATCTCGGCCGCCCGGCCCGTGATCCGCCATACTTCGCCCCCGCGAGCCAGGATCGCCTCGGCCTCGTTGTTGAATCGAACGTCTGTAACCACGGCATCGGCCGCGCCCTCGATCCGCCGCAGCGTCGCCATGATCCAGATTTCCGGATGAATCATGTCCCGGCCCCACTCTGTCCCCAGGGACTGCAGCAGGCGCCGGGGGGAGTAACTGATCCAGCCGAGCGTGTTTTCTTTCCGGCTCCGGTCTTTCAACTCGTCGATCGTCAGGCCCGTAATGGCCGAGACGGCCTCGTACAGCGGATCGGCGAAGGCGAACTTCGCAAAGCCGTGCCTCGTGGCCAGGATTTCCGCCGCACTGTCTTTTCCGGCCCCGGCGGCCCCGCACAGACCAATCAGCATGACTACAACTCCAGAACCCTGCCGTCGAACAGAATGGGCACGCCCAGGCGGCCGGCGAGCCAGCGAATGCTGACGCCGCCGTCCCGCAGGATTGCCTCGCCGTCTCTAATCAGTGGCCGCCACCGCTCCGGCGTCGCGTCGACCGTGACCACGCTGCCGACGACTTCCCGGATCCCGCAGGCTACGATCGCCCGAGCGCAGTCCGGGCAGGCGAACCACGGGCAGTAGAGCCTCGCGCCCAGCGTCCTGTGGCCGTCGCGAGCGGCGGCGTAGATCGCGCCCCTTTCGGCGTGTTCGATGACCTTGTATTTCTCGGGCCTGTCGTGCCTGATCGGAGAGCCGGGCGAAAACCTGTTCGCCGCCATGACCAGAACATCGCCATTACGGACGAGGACTGCCCCGTTCTGCGTACTCTTGTCCTGGGAGTACGAGACGCCGTAGACCGCCGCGAGCCGCAGGAACTCAAGGTCGCTGATCATGACACGAACACCGGGAGGACTTTTGTGACCCTGTCGTGGTCGTGATCGACGATGATCAACGACTGCGATGGCGGCTGGTATTCCGCCTTGATTCTGTCGGCGAACGCGTTGTGGCCGATCAGGCTCCCGTTGGCCACGAAGCGATACGGGAGCCACGAAAAGCAGTGCCAGTGGCCGAATACGTCGAGTGACACTCGCCTGGAGATATTCCAGTTCGCGATGGCTTTGTTGGCCGGAATGGTCAGCCCGCCGACGCCGCCGCCAAACCGGATCGCGTGACCGTGGTGAAACCTGACCAGAAAGCCGTCGAGATCGACGACATTGAGATACCCCTTGCCGACCTGCCACTGAACGTGCTTGCGTTTCTCGGACGCCGCCATCGTCAGGTAGAGGTGCTGCTCGAACGAATGCTCGTTCTCGGTGGCGATGCGGGGCTTGTGTGTCGTTCTGCCGTGATTTCCGCTGGCCGTCGGCACCAACACCGGCGCGATTTCGGCCATGGCGTCGATGACGCCGCCCAGCCGCTCGCCGGCCCACCGCGTTGCAGCCAGCGGCGCCAGTTGCGTCGTCTCGACGAGGTCGTCGTGGATGTGGCCAGTGATGAAGTCCCCGAGGGCGGCGACTACGATCCGTCGGATGTTGGTCAGAGACTTCTCGTGCTCAATGAGCATCGACGCCCGCTGCACGAGTTGCTGGATCCGGCGCTCGGCGATTTCGAGGGAGTAGTCGTTCCCCGGGACGTTCGTCGCCGGGTCGACTCGTTCCTCAACGTGCCAATCGGAGCAGACGAGAATGGCCGTGGCGTCGGGCCGGCCGCCTCCGGACTTGGCCCTGCCGATTTTCTTGGGCCGCACGCCAGCCAGCGCCGTCAGGCTTTCGTGGGCCTGCTTCTCGCGTTCGAGTTGCCCGAGGGCCGCCTCGTATTTCTTGCGGAGGGCCGACAGTTCGCCGCGCAGTCGCGAGGCTTCTGCGTCCGCCGCAACCGCGATGACTCGATCTTTCATTTTCCGGATATCCACAGGCGAAGGGTGTCCAGGCCGCATGGCTTGATGCCCCGGCTGGACTGCAGGTCGGCGAGGATGGCGCGAGACAGCGACATCGCGGTCACGCCCGTTCCGCCGGCCTGAAACTCTGCCCGGATCTCGACGAGGTCATTTCGGACCTCTTCCGGCAGGGTGTCAAACCATGTCTGCCTGCGCTGCCCCGCCCTTGCCGCATCGAAGACGCGATCACGAAGGCGGCTTGCGATAGCCGAGCGACCAGAGGACGCGGGCGATGTCCCTGGCGGCCTCGGTGATGGTTTCTTCCGACATCTGGGGGAAGCAGGCGTGGAGGCACTCATGAATAATGGTCTCCAGAAGAGCGCGGCCCTTGAGCCGCTCGTCGACAAGAATCTTCCGCTCAGTCAGCGGATTCTTGGGGTCGGGCCAGTTCGCCCAGCCGGCCGCAGCGCCACGCAGCCGCGTGAACCGCAGGAGCCACTTGACTCCGGCCAACGTGAAGTGGTGGTCGGTCGGCATCTGTATAGTGTCGCTGCGTAGCGTCTGTGGGTCAAGGCAGTTTGCGCGTCCACCAAGTTTGATCTACGCCAAGTTCGACGCGGCCTCCGAACGCCTCATCGACAGCCCGCTTGACCCCCCACTTGCCGCGCCGCTCCATCGGGTGATCGTAGTCGTGGCCCCCGATCCAGCCCCCCGGCCGAACCTTCGGCAGCCACGCCGCGATGTCTGCGGCAACGGCCTCGTAGGTGTGTTCGGCGTCGATGTAGCAGAGGTCAAGGGAGCCATCTTGGACAGCGCTGGCGCCAGCAATGCTGTCACAGTCCAAGATTCTGGGAGAGTACGGCGCCGTGAGCCCAGCCGCCCTGCCCTTGACGACCGCCCACTGGGCCTCCGTCAGCGAGGCGGCCAAGTCGCCGCTGTCCCGGTATCGGTCGCCCGCGACAGACCACTGATCGACGAGCGTGGCCTTCGACTGCGGGCGGCGTGACAGCACGCCGAGGGCGTTGTACCCGTCAGCGACGCCGACCTCGGCCCACGATGACCCGTCTGCGAGCCGCTGCGCGATTTCGTCGCACGGCGACTTCTGCCACCGCGTTCGCTGAATCCGCGCCCGGCGCCTGGTCGGCCCGGTGAAGTGGTAGATGAAACCGTTCATCACTCCCGTGTTGTGTTCCGGCCGGTGGGCCTGTGCGGCTGCGACCACGTTCCATTCGTGGGGGAGCCAAGTCACTTTTGCGTCGGTGTTGTCGATGAGGACAGATAGGGACGCCTGCTCCGGCAGTCTCCATTTCGTCCACCCCGCAGACTCGCCGACTCCCCGGAGGTGCCGAAACAGTTGCTCGTGATGCCGGGGCGAGTAGAGAAACAGCCCGCCGTTGAGATGCTTGCTGTCGTGGCAGGGCTCCATTCCCATCCGCGCCGCCCAGACGCGGACGCACTTGTCTCGGTGCCTGCTGATGATCGACGCGGCGCTCTCTGCGCGGTCAAACTCCGGTGGGTCGAACTGCCGTGCGGAAACGACGCCGATGTGGTCTTCTGGCACGAGGTCAAACGGGCTGGGCGCATCCCACCGGATCAGCATATCGGCGTCCAGTTGGATCACGCGGTCGTAGTCGGCCAGCCTGAGAGGCGCGAACGCCTTCTGCCAGAAGTGATGGATGTCGCGGAGCGGCTCGGTGAACTCGACGAAGTCGCACCCCCACCTGTCGCACGCCGCCAGAAACGACTCGCGGCTTTTCTGGTGGATGCAGCCGCCTCCGACATTCAAGACAGCCAAGGCCAGTTTCATGCCCCACCTCTGACAACGTGAGAAATCGCCGCAGCCTTCTGATCGTCGCTGGGCGATATGCCGAGGAAGTCGACCATGCTCTCGACCGCCTGCGCCGGGTCGGCCAGAAGTGCGTCGTGGCGAACGTCAAGAACCGCTTCGGCCGGGAGCGACGCAAGGAACTTCTCCTTCTCCTCCCAGAGCCACCGCTGGACGGCCTCGCACTGCTCGTCCGTCGCGGCCAGCCACCCGCGAGACTTGGCGCTGCGTCGCTTCAGCGAATCAATGGAATCTGCCAGCGGCCTGTCGCAGTGAATCACCTTCAGGCCGTCGCCGCAGATCGAAACCAAGTGGTCGCCCGCCGCGCACAGGTGCGGATACTTTCCGCCCACCAGCCCGCTGCCTCCTCGGCTGGCGATCCACCGAGAGAGCCGCTGGCCGAACTCGCCCTGGTCTGCGACGCCCACGGTCGGGAACCTCGCCGCTCGCTCGCATAGCCGCGCCAGACCGACGGCCTCGCCGCCGCCGCCGTTGCGGGCCTCGTATCCGCCTAGTTTGTCGCCCATGTTGACGCCGAGTTTGTGCAGCATCATTGCAATGCAACTCGACCCGCTTCGGTGCAGCCCAACGACCGCCACGAACGGCCGCGAACTGGACTTTCGGTGCCACCACCGCTCAGGCACCTCCTTCCACGAAACGTCGCTCTTGCCGTCAGCGGCCTGACCGCAGAGCCACTCCTCCGGTGCGTAGCACGGGATGAGTTTCGCCTTGTGCATTCGGCCGTAGTGATGGTCGATATGGTTTCGGTCTACCCAGTGATCGCAGGCGTTGAGCCACTGGTAGGCCTCTCGCATCGCTGCGGCCCCACGCAACGCATAGGCGTGCGTGCGGTTGATGTTCTTTGCCTGCACCACGCCCGCCGCGATCCGCTCTGCTCGCTTCAGATGCTGGCCGCCGAGATACGCCTGCCCCCAATCCTGCGGAACCGCGCGGAAGAATCCGTCGGCCTTGTCCGAGAAGCCATCGCAGAAAGTGGCGTCGTCCTCGAAGATCAAGACGGACTCGACGCCGTCGTTGAGGCACTGCTCGATGATGCTCAGGTGGCTTCTGTAGCACCCCCAGGCGCCGCCGCCCTGCTTCCACCACGCCGGGTGCGGGGCGAGTTTTCCGTCCACGGCCGGGAAGACCTCGATCTCGCCCAGGCGGAAGTCGACAGGGACTCGCGACAAGAATGCTTCGAGCCTTTCGGGCCGCCGCTTGAGCGACACGACGCAGACGCGGCCGAACTTCATTGTGCGCCCCACTTTCCGACCGGGCACGACTGATCGGCCCACGACAGTTTGCTCAGGAACTTCTTCTCTCGGACGATCGGGCAGCCGCACTTCTTGCAGGCACTGCCGTCGAAGAACTCGCACCCTCGGCAGATGGCGTACCGCCGCTCCACCTCAGACTCGGTCGCCATCGGGGCTCCGGCGGCAACGTGCTTCGAGGCCGCCGAAACGAAGTTGATAGCCTTGCGAAGCAGCGTCGGCCCTGGCTTCGGGCGCGGGTAGTCCTTGTGCGACTCGTCCACCGTGATTGTGTCGCCGTCCTCGCTGACGATGCACGCGCGCACCTCGTCAAGCGTGTATCCGCGCTCGCTGCATCGCTTCTCAAACGATGATCGGCGGCCTGTGATCACGGGAACTCGTTGCAGTCGACTGTTGGGACGAGGTAGTCTTGATCGGGGTCGTTGGGGCATGGAATCCCGCCACACGCAGCGGACTCACCGCCCACTGGGTCGCCGCCAAAGATTTGGTATTGCTCGAATGGTCCGTTTGTCGTCGCCGTGTCTGTGATGTCAGTCAGTTCGCCGTCCTCGCATTTGTAAAGTATGAACTTTTCCCATTGCGACGAGACGTAACTGTAGAAGCCGGGAAATCCAAGCGACGCAGACGCTACAAGGCAGGAGTTTGTGGCGCGCCACCAGAACCAATCGCAGTTGCCGAGTGCCTCTGGGTAACCTTCGGCGTACTGGACGCCGGTAGGGCCACCGCTTCCGGCAACGAGCGCGGTCTTCGCATACCCTTGGTAGATGACGACTGCGGTTCCTTCTGGCGTACACGGCTCTTTGGAGTCTTCGATCAGAGACTGCGATATCTCGCAGTTCGCGCAGGAGCATCCTCCGCAGCATTCGCACGCGCCGATATTCGATGTCTGCGGCATCAGTCAACCACCACTGCGCATATCGTTGTCTTTGTGACTTGTATCTGGCCGCCGACGCACTGAACGTCGGTGACGACTTCGATGTTTTCGCACGGCGGCGGGGGTGGCGGCGGCGAGCCGCTGCTAGACGAGCCACTGCTGCCGGGCGATCCGCTGCTCGACGGCTCGCTGCTGCCGGACGAGCCGCTGCCCGAAGACCCGCTGCCCGAAGACCCGCTGCCTGAAGACGATGAGTAACTGCTGCCCGACGACGAGTAACTGCTATCAGAAGGCTCGCTACCGCTGCTGGACGACGACGACGGCGGCGGCCCGCAGTCGCACGACATGATTTGCAGAATCTTCCAGAAGAACTCGACTTCGTCGCCCCCGCTGCCGCCTCCGTACCTACTGTCACGAATCGCCTCGACGACCGTGCCCGTCGGGGCCGGCGCGTTGATGTTCAACTGCTTGACGAGATTGTAGACCCTTACGGAGTTCGATACGTCAAACAGTTCTTCGTCGGCGAGGCCGTTCTCAACGTCCTCGAACGCAAGGCAGTCGACATCGGTGATGCGAACCTCGACGCCGAAGGCGCTCAGGCACGGCGCGAGGCTGCCGGTGAGCCTGAAGTATTTGCTGCCCTTCGGCCTCTGAGGCACGCTTTGCAATCGCACCGGCACGTTCGCGGATCCGCCGGCCCCGAGCGGCGTGCCGCTGGTGCGCGCGATGACATCGCGAAGTTTGTCGCGAAGCCCGGGGCCGATCAAGTATCGCTCTGGCCTCTGAGCCATCAGAACAGCCTCAGTCCGAGCGTGTTGAAGTCGTATTCCCTGTAGATCCGATACCGCCAGACGAGAACCTTTGGGTTGGCGCTCTCGGACAGCGGGTATCCGTCTGATGTGAGCGGGACAGGCTGCGCAGAAGGAACCTGCGAGGCGCCGCCATTTTCGTACTCGAACACCCTGACCATGGCTCTAACTTTTTCGTTGGGGTCGATCCCCTCCGGGAGTGCGAGCGGGGTCTTGATTTTTCCATTCTCGTGACGGAGCGGCTGGCCAAAGCGGTCGATGAACGCAGCGGCGGCGTTGGGATTGAAAGACTTGACGTTGAAACCCGTGACAGGGATGGCAACATCCCAGCCGATGTCCACTTCCCGCATTACGCCGCTTTCGCCAGTAATGAATGCTGGGTTCTCTTTGTAGAGAAACTCGTAGGTCGCCGACCAGCCGCGAAAGATCCCACTGCCCCACGCCTCGACGACAGGCGACGACTGAATGGACCGCAGCAAGACGGTGGCCCTTGGGAATGTCCGGCCGCCGATCCTCATTTCATTGCTATTGATTCGCCCCACGGCGTAGGTTTTCGCCAGCGGATCGAGTGTTTGCGGCTGCACGACAGAAATGGTGACAATCGGCTCAAGCCGCACGACGCCGTCGTACATATCTCCGACGGGGTTCGCCGCAGCCGTTGCGCCATTTAGCGTCTCATCGTCGTTCACGAACCGCCACGTTCGGACGGGCGACTCGTAGGTGGCGACGCTCGTCGTCCAGTTGGCGGGCCTGATCTCCGGCGCGCCTCCTCCACCCCCCCCGCCGCTGCCACCCCCACCCCCGCTCGAAGCCCTGGTCGCGTAGTTGAACGTGGCCAGCAGAACCATGCGGCTCTCGCCGTCAAATCTGCCCTCGAACGATTGGCAGAAGATCCCGGGATTCGACGGGTGCTGGTCGCCGACATAGACACCACAGACGCCCTGGAAATCGACGTACTCGCCCGGCTCATCGAGAACGATCCGAAAAACCCTGGTCAGGGAGTCGGCAATCGCCCCCTCGTTCGACGAGCGGGTAAACTGTGCCCCTGTGGCGATTTCAGATACTGCCTGCGGCATGATCAGCCCTCTGTGATGTCGACGCGAAGCCTGGCGCCTGTCGTTCCCTTGGCTTCGTACTCAGTGCCGCTGGCGAGCCTGAGCAGCGCGGCCTCGCCGGCGCGCAGCGTTGCGAAACTCAGAAACGATCCGCCAGCATCGACGCCTATGGCGCAGGTCGACGCGGTGTGCGTCGATAAGTTTCTCATGTACGCCAGACCTACGGCCCCGAGATTTGCCGTGCTTAGGCCAACGGCGGTGGACGAGAGCGTGTAGGTCTCGCTGCGGAGACCCGTCAGGTTCATGTTCGCGGTAACGCCGCTGACGCTCACCGTGTTGTCGAGGTTGTCCTTCGAGACGCGAAGTGATACTGAATAAGTGATGTCTGCCATGCTGCTTCCTTACAGGTTCAGGACACCGGGCGGTGCGCCGTTTTCTCGTGCGATCCGAACAAGTTCTTCGAGGCTGGACGACTGCTTCTGCAGTTCGACGAGGTCTTGGTTCCTGGCCGAGTCGTCGCCGCGCAGGAGCCGGTTGAGTTCGGCGGCCCCCTGAGCCGTCGTTACGTCGCTGGCCTGGAGCGCCGCTCGCGACGGCCCTTGCAGGACGGCGTTCTGGACTTGGTCGGCGAGGCCGAAGATGGCTGGGGCTGCGGATCGAAACGATTCACCTATCAACCGCTGCTGGTCTGCGGCGAGGTCTTGCGGGTTGCCGATCTGGCCGGCATCGAAAGCGGCCTGAAGATCGCGGAGGTTCCGGCCAAGTTCTCGGCCAGCCCTCTCGGCTGGACTGAGGGCGAGTTCGCGGCCACGGGCCTCGGCATTTTGCCGCTCCGCAATCGCGTTGGCTTCGTCTCTCGCCGCGATCGCCGAAGGGTCGGCCTGCGCGGCGGCGTCAACCTGATCCTGCAGACGGCGTCGCTCCGCAATCAGCGCGTCGCTGTTTGCGGCATTGCCTGCCAAGAGCGACTCGTTGATCTCTCTGATTCGGCGCAGAGACTCCGAGTTCGGGTCGACATCCCGCTCGATCCGCGTCCTGGCTGCGGTAACGGCATCCTGAACGCGAGCATCGGCAGCCCTCTGCTCGTCAAGGTCTCGGCGTGCCCTGTCAGCGTCAATCCGGTCGGCGTTGGCAGCCCCAGGCGCGGCGACCGCACGACGGGCCTCTTCCTCTCGCTGGGCGGCGGCCTGCACGTTTGCAGCCGACTCCTGAGCGGCCTTGTCGAGAGCCTCGGCAAAACGAGACAGCGCAACTGTGGCGGCCTCGACGGCAGCGGCCTGCTCGGCCAGACTCTGCAGTTGGGCCTGGGCCGCCTCCCTGACGACAGCATCCCTCGGGGACGCCTTCAGCGATTCTTCGACAGTCGTCCTCTCGGCCTCGATCTCCCGGAGCCGTCTGGCGAAGGCGCCGGAGCCGAAACCGCTTGACTGAAGCGCTGCCGCAGCACGTTCGGCGATAGCGGCTGGAGTGCCCTGCGGATCGACCGTTGACCTGATGCGGAGAGCCCTGGCGGCCTGTGTCGCTGCGTCCCGCTCGGCACGGCTTGCGTCAATCTTTGCCGTCTCTTCGGCGACGATGCGATTCCTCTCCGAGTCGTCGATCCTGCCCCTCGACAGGTCTTCGTTTGCCCTGGAGATTCGCTTCTCGGAGGCCTGAATGCCTTCGGCGAGGGCGTCGAGAGACCCCTGAATGGCGACCGCCTCGGGGATTCCGCGCTGAAGTGCGGCTGCGGCGTTCTCCTGCGCGGTGGCCAAGGACTGCGACGCGCTCTTGAGCGACTTGAAGAAGTCCGCAAGATCGCCTTCGCCTTGCAGCCTGAGCCGAAGTTGCTCAAGTTCGAGAATCGCCTGATTGGCCGCCTGCGCGGCGGCCGTTTCAAAGCCAAATGCCGTCTGGTTGCCAATTGGCGACAGTTGGTCGATGAGATCCTGAATGCCGCTGGACTGCGCGGCGCGGTCGGCTGGCGAGTCCCCGAGCGGAAGCCCACGGGCGATGATCTGCGCCCGGCCGGCTGCCGCCCGAAGCAGCGGGCTCGCGTCGTATCCGAAGGCGGCGCCGGCCGACTCGCCGAGCCTGCCGGTCGCAATGGCGTCGACGGTCCCGGTGATGCCCTGAATGTTCCTTCTCGCCCGATCAAGGGCAGTGCCGACTCCGGCTACTGCGCCGGAAACGTCAGCGCCTGATGGCTGCCCGAGCGAGAGAAGCCTTTCTTCGTCTTGCGAAATGCGCCTCGCGAGTAGCGCCCGTTGGCGCCGGATGGCGATGGCCCTGCCCGGCGAGGAGGCCTCTTCCTGCTGCTGCGCAAGCCGCTCGTCCTGCGACAGTCGGCGGACGCCAGCAATGTCCGTCGTCAGGAGGGACGCGCCCTGGAGTTCTCGCTGCTGACGAACGATCTTCTCAAGCGAATCCGCGAACTCGCTGGCCGATCGCGCTGCCTCAGAGAAAGCCGCCGACCCGAGGTTGCCAAAAGACTCTACGCTCTGCGCGACTTGCGATGCGAGGTTCTTCTGACGCTCAAAAGCCTTGCCAAGCGCCTTGCTCGTCTCCTCCGCTTCCTTCGCCGCCGTGACGTACCGGAGCAGCGCGCTGACAACCTGACCGCCAATGACAACGCCAAGGCCGATTGCAAGGCCGGTGGTTGCCGAGAGTCCGGGGATGATTCCGGACTGCCCGAGAAGCAGGCCGAGTTGCGTGATGTTGTTGCCGATCGCACGAAGGCGGTACTCAAGCCCGCCCGTCGCCGAAATCAGATCGTCGATGGCGAAAAGCCCCTGCTGCGCCGCCAGTTGCGCCACGGCGGCGCTGCCGACTCCAAAAGAACCCCTGTTCTTTAGCCCTCTTTCGGCTATGGCCCTGGCGCGGTCACGGCTAATGCCAATCGCGCCGCCCTCTCGGGACGCATCAGATACCGTGTCAATAAATGCATCACTTCGCTGCCTTGCCGCGAACTCGACAGCGCGCCTGGCGCGGTTCCTGCTTTCCTCGCTCTTGAACTTTCCGTCGGCGATCTTCTGCTGCTTGGCGGCGAGTTTCTCAAAGAACTTCAGGTCTCGGTCGATTGCCTGCTCGACTGTTCTGCGGCCAGAAATGTTTCCTGCCTCGAAGTTTCCGGCCAACTGTCGCCCGGTAGAGATGAAACTTGCCGCGCGCTCAAGGTCGGCGCCGAGTTTGTCGCTGCGGCTGCCGGAGATGGAGAGAAACTGGTCGAACCGCTTTCTGGCAGTCTCCGCTGACTTGAGTTTTGACTCAAATGCGTCGAGTTCTGGAAGCAGCGCTGCCAGTTTTGCTCTGTAGTTGTCTAACCCCTGCGCGCCTGCGGCCGTCGTCTTTGCATCGAATGCTGAACGGAGTGTCGAGTTTGCGTCGGCGGCCAGTTTCCTGATTTTGTCGAACTCTCCGGCTACGCCGGCGCTCTTGAGGTCTTTGACCCTCGAAGAAAGATCATCGAAACGCCCCGCGACGCTTCTGTTGAACTCCTCTCGCGACAGGGCGATGTCTTCCCGAAGGTTCACTGCGGCAACGGACGCCTGTCGCCTTCTGCCGAGGATCGGGCTAGCGCCGATGATGTTGTTTCGCTGAGTTTGGGCGTCGCGCCTGATCTTGTCGATCGTCCTTTCTGATTCAGTTCTGATCAGCGCGTCAGCCTTGTCGAAACCGCTTCTCCCGAAAGCCTTCGTCGCGTCTGCGGCTGCCAGCGCCTCGATGGCCTGCTTCGCCCGCTTCGCCGAGACCTCGCTGCGGTTGAGTTGCTCGATGACCCGGCCGACAGATGAGATCAGCCCGTCAAACCTCTGATCGTCGCCGTCTCGAAGTTTTGCCGACAGCGAGGACAACTTTTCGGTGAGTTTGTCGACCTGAGACGCGGCCTGCGGGGAGACAATCTGGCGGATGCTCGCGCTGCGGAGTTCTCGGTCAAAAAGGCTATTGATCGTCTCCTGGCGAGAGACCTCGCTGTCGAGCCTCTGCTGGGCGATGCCGCGAAACTGCAACTGTCGCGGCGTGACAGCGCGTCCGTTTCGCTCGGTGTTCGCGATAATCAGTTGCGCCCGGGCCACCCGGGCCGCAGCCCTGGCCACTCGCTCGGCGCTCTCCTCGGCCTGCACGGCGATGTCGGCGAATACATCCGACCGGAAGGCCGCCGGCACGGCCTGGGCGCGGTTTCGCAGGTCAAGCGACCGCTGGAGCGAGTCTCTTGCCCTGGCCTGGAAGAACGACCCACCCGTATTGTTGGCATTGAGGGCGTCGGCCAGCCGGCCAAAGTCGCCTGCGGCTGCCGTCGCCCGGCCGAGAGCCACGATTCTGGCACGCAGGTTGTCGATCCGCTGCTCGGCGGCCGAGATCGTCGTCGTGCCAGAGCCGATTTCACGATACAGCCGCTGAAACCCTCCCTGAATCCGGTTGAGTTCCGGCGTCAGTTGGGACTGCAGGGCGTTCGACAGCCGCTCGACCTGATTTTTGACATCGGTCAGCGGCCTGCCGACATCCTCGAACGCTCGCAACTGCTGCCGCAGCCGGCCCGGATCTGGAAGGCCAGCGCCGAGCCCCTGCCGCTGGAGGTTCTGAATCTCCCGCAGCGTCCGCTGGAACCGCTGGAGTTGCGTCAGCGTGCCGTTTAGGGCACGGTTGTCGAGATTGAACTGCAGCCCACGAGCCTGCTGGGCGAACTGATTCAGTTCACGGCGTGCTGTGCCGATCTGGCGACTGAAGTCCTGCGTGTTCGCAGTCAGGACAGCCGAGATTTTGCCGAGCAGTGCCATTTTGTTACTTCAGTTTCGCCAGTTCAGCCCACATCTCTTCCTGAGTCTGGTGCGGCCGTACCACTGACGGGACGAAGATTTTCTCTTCAGGCACCCGCTTGTAGTTGCCGCTCGCCGCCATGATGGTTCGGCAGATTCGTGCCGTTTGCCACCAATGGTCAGGGAGCGGCCACCTCTGGTCGTAGGCGAACCACTCGCTCAGTTCTTCGGAGTCAATCTCACTCAACAGCCTCTTGACGGTCATGCCAAGCGCGAGCGCTAGGCGGAAATAGAATCTCCGCTCAGGTCGCTCGGTGAATCTTTTCCCAGGCCTTCCACAGCCTCCTGCGTAAAGGCGTTGTGTGCCCAGGCCTTCTCGAACAGCCGGTTGATGACGACGCTCGACTTCTTGCCGAGCGCATCGGTGTCGTCGTCCGAGAACAGGCGTTCGCCGGAGTCGTCGCACAGCGTCAGGACGAGGAACCGGACGCGGAACGACTTCATCTTCTGCTCGGCGTAGGACTCCTCGAACGCGTCTCGCTCAAGGCCGGAGAGCGTCTTGACGAACACATCGCCCTTCCATTCCGGCACCGGAATGGCATCACTGAGTCGAACGTCCTTCGCCGCGAGGATTGCAGTCTTGCTGAGAGCCATGGGATTCCTTTGTCGTTTATGTGAGGTTGATCAAAAAAGACGCCTGCCCGCGAATAACGTCACCAACAGCCATCTCGTGCGTGAGGGACTCCACGGCGGCCAACTTGGTGATGTTGATACTCGGAGACGCTATTGAGAGAGTCCCGGTGGCCCCCTGCATGAACAGCGGGGCAGGCGTGGTCGCAGTCCGGATGAACTCGATCGACACCTTGGGCGCCGTGAGAATGGCGCCGGTGGCAACCAGCCGCCGGTAGCCCACGGGGTCGGCGATGGCCGTCATGTCGACGACCTCGCTCTGCGCCTCCTCTATCGAGATAGAGGTGACGTTCGCGGAAAAACCGCTGAACGAAAAAGTCGTGCCATGCGACGAGATCGCCACTGCCGCCTCCCGTCACGCATTGGTCAGGCGAGCCGGAAGGTGGCAGAGCCTCGCACGAAGTCGCCCACCGAGCCGCCGATGCTGGCCGTCGAGCAGGTCGCGGTGCCGCTGATCGAAAACGGCCCCGAGATGCTGAGTTGCCCAGACACGCCGGCAGTGAGGATCGTGGTCGAGATGTAGTCGATCTGCACCTCGCGCTCGGTGGCGAAGCCGCCGATAAACACACGCCGCGCGTTCGGGGCGATGCCAAGGTGGGTCGCGTCGAGGAGGTCTTGCGAGTCATTGACCTGCACAGAAGTCACGGTGATGGTGCTGCCACCGAACGTGAACGTCATTCCCTGTGACGAAACGGACATTTGCGTGCGCCTCCTTGCGCGAGAGAGTGTTAGCCGGTAGCCTCAGTCCAACGAATCTGAAACAGTTGCCGCACTTCGTAGGCTGGGGGCAGTTGCGCCCCGACCGCCGTGGGATCGAGGAAGTCGTCGACCTCGGAAACCAGCCTCATATCGTGTATTGTAACCCCAGAGAGTGTGCCGGTGTGGCCATCCAAGGCCAGCCGAACCTCGTCTGCCAACTCCTTCGCGCCGTCGTAGGACAGAGACCACGAGGCCACCTGCATCGAGACCTCGGGCATGAAAAGCGGGGTGTTCGAGAGCGTGCCCTCGCGACGGACGTTCGCCCGCTTGTAGATGATGAACGGCATGGCGGCCCCCTTGGGCACGGCGATCGGGTAAATCTGGAACCCGACCAGCCGGGCCACGCCCGGGGCCGAAGTCAGCCGCGTGTAGATATGCCGTTCCGGCAGCAGAAGCATCAGAGAGCCCCCGAGACTGCGGCGTTGATCGCGTCGATCAGCCCGTTGCGGATGATGCCCTGAACCTGGGTCCGCCGGGCGTTGATGGTGTTTTCCATGAGGTGATAGGCCGGCATGGCACCGTAGTCCTCGCCCGGGTGCAGGGTGAACGGCCGGGGGCCGTCTCCGGCGTCCGGAAGGAAGTCGTGGGTGTACCCACGGCCGGCACGGGCCTGCCTCGTCGGCTCCCGCCACGAGGACATCAGGAAGTAGTACCCACGGCCGCGCCTCGAAAAATCGTCGCTGTCTTCGAGTTTGGCCACCTTGGTCATGCGGCGGTTGATGATCTGGTGGACGTTGACGTAGGTCTTGCGGGTTCCGCGAGACTGCGGTCGGCGGCGGCCGTTTGACCCAAATTCCACCAGCCAACTGTGATTCCCGCTTGCAACCTCGCCGGTGGCCCCCTGGTTGCCGGTGTGCCTTGGGCCGGCGATGGCGACAGTGACGCCGGGGCGGTAGGTCCGCACCTTGCTCGTGGTGCTGCGGGCGAGGTTCCCGGTGGCGTCGTGCCTCGCCGCTGCCGCCCGGTAGGTGTTGACGATCGGCCGAGCCGCCCGCCTCATGATGGCTTCGAGTGTCGTGCCGGCGGCCAGGATGCCGGCGACGTTCTCCAGTGTGTCGATGACGGGCTCGACCCCTCGAACGTCGATCCGAACGAAAGCGCGTGCGGCTGCGAGAGACATTACTGCACCTCTTTGGCGAGGATTTCCAGCGCGGTGCTGTTGTCCCTGGACACGACGCTGGCAATCTCCATCGTCTTGCCGTCGCAGATGAGCCTGTCGGTGTGGACAACGTCACTGCGGTAGCGAATGCGGATCTTGTGCGTGGCCACGACGTTTGCCTGCTGGGCCTGGAGGATGTCCCTTGAAGACAGCCCGTCAACGCTGCCCCAGACAGTCGCGACCGTGACCCACGACAGCGTGGTCTCGCCTGACGGGCTGCGAGACTCCGACGGCCGCTGAATGGTCACTCTGTCGCGGAGTTTGCCGATGTTCACGAGATCGTGCCCTCGCCAATGAGGACGATTTCGTATGAGCCGGCAGTTTCAGTTGCGTTGAAGACGGCAATCCCGGCGGTGGCGCCTGCGGTCGACCATCCTGCGGCCCCCGGGGCGACCAGCGCGACCGCGCCTCCAGGGGGCACGAGGACGCCTCTTTCGGCGGCGAATGGGCCGGAAAACCAATCGCCGGCTCTGCCGAGTTCAAGTTCGACGGTGCCGGTGTTCTTGAAATAGACAGCCTTGAGGGCTGTCATCGCGATCGTCCCGCGATCGTCAGCGAAGCCGGAGAACGCATACGCCTCGTCGCCGTTATCCTGAACAGTCGCGGACGCGCTGAACGCGACCTGCGCCTGGTTCGCTCCAGTGCCGTCCGAGAACGCGACGGCGTAGGTGGCGGGAGTTACTCGCATCTGCCTGGACAAGTCCCCACTCGACGACTCGTGGGCGACCATGGATAGGAGGACTTGGGCTGAAAGCGGCATCGGTCAGTTCCCCATAACGAAGATTTCGTAGGACGAGCCGCTCGCGCCGCCGATGCGCAGGCGGCTGCCGCCCGAGGTGGTGGCAAATCCGCTGGAGTTCGGGCACGACAGCAAGTATGAGCCGCCAGCCCGGATGGGCATTCCCCGCAGCGTCAGGCTGCCGAGGTTGATCATCGGGGCGAAGTTCCACGCCAGCGTGTCAACAATGAAGTTCCGAAAATCCACGCCGTTGTAGCCAGCCGAAAGCGCCATGTCCGACGACGACAAGTTCTTGACGCACAGGAGTTTGACGGCCGAGACGCCGAGCGTGGAGAAGTCGATGTCGTCGAAACCAAAGGCACCGACGGTCCTGCGGTCGCTCCAGACCTTCGAGCAGTCGCCGACGGAGACGGAAATACTGAGCGGGTGCTGATCGACAGACGACGTAAGCCCAGACTGAGCCGTCTTCGTCGCCTTGATGTCGACAGCAACCTGCGCGGCCAGCGTCATCGGTATCCGCCCCACCCTGACGCGGCCATCAGGGTGTCGAACGTCGTCGGGATCGGGAGGATCTGCGAGTAGCCGGCGACCACAGGCTGCCGGGTCTCGTACCAGTGCGCCACGAGAAGCAGGATGGCGTGCTTGAGCGTGTTTGGCGCGCTGGCGCCGGATGCCCCGTACCCGGCCGACCAGCGGACGGTGACGCTGTTCTCGTCGCCTCGAACCGCCGGCCAAGTCTCCTGATAGTTGGGATAGATCCTGCCAGGGGTCGCGTAGTGGTCGATCTGGAAGGCCGACGCCGCGCTGGTGATCGTCCGATTCGTCCCGGCCTCGTCGCGATAGATGACCGTAACGGTACCGCTCTGCATCGGCGGCCTGGGCAGGACAATCTCCCACAGCGGGAAGCAGTCGTAGCGCGCCTCCCAGACGGTCGTGATGATCGAAATGTCGAGGATCTCCTCGACATACTGCCTCGCCGTCGAGATCAGCGTCGTCAGGTACGAATCCTCGTCGCTGGAGTCGACGCGGCACTGAACCTTCGCCTCCGCAAGCGTAACGGGCTCGACGGCCGGCGCAGTGTGGCGAACGAGGCTGCGGTACGGCGTGACGCTCGACGACGGCTCGCCGGGGATGCCGTAGCGGATAGTGATGGTCACTTGAACCTCTTCTTTCCTTGCGGCTGGACAGCCCGTTCCGCCTGCCGCTCAACGGCCGCCACCTCGACCGCGCGGTCCTCGACCTGGGCGACGAGGCCTCTCGCGACCAGCACGCGGGCCATTCCGTCGCCCCACTCGAACTCGCTGCCGACCTTGTAGCCGCCAAACGGCTTGACGATGCGAACTCTCATTTCATGAACCCCCAGGCGTCTTCGGGCGGGGTCTTGTCCAGATTCCAGAACTCGGTGCAGTGCTGCTGAACCTTGCCGTCCGGGACCGACCGCGACGGCCAAGTGATCATCAGTTCGGCGTGACCAACGCTGATGTTGGTTGCGATGCCCAACTTGTTGCCTGAGGAGCAGAACTTCTTCCAGAAGTAGATGTCCTCGTCGATATGCCCACCGCGATAGTCGCCGCTGTCGCTGGCCTGGGCCAGAAAGAACGGCTTGCCCATCTTCTTGATGGCTGACGTTCGGATGAACGTGCAGCCGAAGTGGGCCGTCTCGACAGGCTGCACCGGCTTCGAGAACCAATCCGCCTCGACGGTCGCCTTGTCCTCCGGGCTGACGCCCGGCAGGGCGAACATGACCGTGTTGGCCTCGCGCTTGGTCTGCAGCGGGGCGATTGCGTCGTACCCCGAATACATCATCAGCGTGAGGAGCGCCTCGACGGTCCTCGACGTAAAGATCGTGTCGTAGTCGATCGTCAGAATGACATCGTGCGACTCGATCGTGTCTTCCATGCACCGCTGCAGGCACTGCCCCCAGAACGCGCCGGTGTATTTGATCGGCGAGATCCGGTGGGGTGCCAGCGCTGCGGTGACGCAGAAGAAATTATCAGTGAAGCCGAGGCGGGGGCAACTCATCAGAGCGGCCACCTTGACCTCGGCTTCACACTGACCTACACGAACCAGCATCTTTCGCTCCTTGTAAGGAGCGGGCGCGCATCCTTGCGCCTTGACCGGCCGTCACTGGCCGTCCCGCTTGTACGGGATCAGCCCTTGACCAGACCGATGACGTTGGTTTCCGCAGCCGTCACGGGTGCTTCTTCGGCGCGGCCGAGCCGCGCGACGATGCCAACCGTGGCGGTCGCACCGGGCGAGTAGGACACCTTGAGGTATCGCTTCTTCGCCTTGGTGTCGACATCCATCTTCAGCACAGCCGCCGAGGCGGTTCCGGCCACCGAGATGGCCGGAATGCTGAAGCCACCGGTGCCGCCGCCGACGAGGGCGGTGACGTTCGAGAAGCCGGAGCCGCTCTCGTCCGACTCCTCGACCTTGACGGCGGTGGCGAACACGGTCGACGCGTTCGAGGCACGCACAACCGTGATGCTGGCGTGGTCGTAGCCAAGGGTGTCAATCGTCATCGTGGCCGTGGCCGTGGCGCCCACCGCAGCGGTGGGCAGTTCGGCGACGATCCGTTCGTTCTGGGAGTGAATCATGCTGTCATGGCTCCTTTATCACGAGGCGGCCGAACGGAGGGCAACCACGGGGCCGACCTCGCTGTTCGTGCCAAGGGAGTGGTGGTTCACATCGAATCGCATCGTGCCCTGGAGGAGCAGTTGGTCGGTGGTCGCGTAGACCTGATCGAACAGCCGCACCGAGAAGTCCCGACGACGGGCGTAGATGCTGGACAGGCCCATGTTGCCGAACAGAACCTTCACCTTGCTGGTGTCGGCGCCGAGCGTGCTGTTGAGGACATGCACCATTCGCACTGGGTATCCCAGGAACGTCTCGCCAGCGTCACGACCGAGGTTGTCGACCGTGTTGCCGCCAGCCGCGTACTTCAGGCGGCTGATGCTGGCCGCGTAGCCGGCCGGAGAGACGTACCACGCGGCGCCCTGGCGGGCGTACAGCGGCAACTTGCCCATGGCACCGAGGAAGTCCTCGATGTCGAGGGTCTCGAACGAGGTGTTGCCCGACGCGGCGGAATGCACCGACGCCGTATGCGTGCCGTCGTTGATCTTGTTCACGACGCCGTTGATGCCGCCGAACTGGCTGGTGCCGTCACCGAGCCAGCCGCAGGTGTCGATCTTGTACGCCAGCGAGGTGGCGAACTCGGCAGCCACGGCGTCGGCCAGCGACACCAGGGCATCCTCGACAACCTCGCTCGACATCCGGCAGGACACCGCGAGTTTCTTGGCCGTCAGCGAGACGTTCGCATAGGTCGGCTCGCTCTCGGTCACGCTCGACCCCTCGCCCACAAAGTAGGCGGTGGTGCCCGAAATCCGCTTGGGCACCACGAGGGTGTCACGGTTCATCGACACGTTCTCGGCGGCGCCGGGGAAGGTGCCGAAGGTCTCGACCAGCCGGATGACCCGGTTGGCGAACTCCTCGGGAACCAGCGCACCGCCGGCCGAGTTGCTGCCCTCGTTCAAGGCGCGGCTCTCGACGCCGTGGTCGCGGCACCACCGGAGATCGTCCTCGTTGCGGAACACCGTGGCCCGGAGCCAGCGGCCGCAGCGATAGGCCGACTCAACCGCGTCGGCCGAGTCGTTGAAGGCCCGAAGGGTCGTGTGATGCGGGTGGATCGCCCGGATCTCGACCTTCTTCGGCGCCTCGGCCGGGGCCGGCGTGGGGGCCGGGGCGGCCCGCTCGACCACCGAGCGAAGTTCCGCCTCCTTGGCGGCCAGCCTCTGCTCGAACTCCAGATCGGACTTGACCTTGTCCGCCTCGTCCGTCAGCCGACGGAGTTCTGCGGTCTGCTCCTCCGACCGCTCCTCGATGTCGGCGAGTTCGTTGAGGCGAGCGGCGATGGCCGCGGCACGATCCTGAAGACGCTTGAGGTTGGAAGCCATTTGGCTGTTGCTCCTTGTCTGAGCCAGCCAAACGCAAAAAAGCGGCGGCTGGCGGGGTGTTTCCCGCAAGCACGCCGCGACAAGAATCCTCAAGTCGCTCGCACTGCTCTCCGCGAAATCCATCGCGGAGCAATATGTCTACCTGTAGCCTACAGAGCCGCCGCAGCGCGGTGCAAGTCAGTCGGCGGGCGGCTACGAGACGATCGTCGCCTTGACGCCCCACTTGGCAAGAAACGCCACGGCGTCTTCGTACAGTTCAGCGCGAGTCTTGTCGGAGTCGATGTATTCCTTGATGCGGCTCTCGCCGAACTCCTCGCGGAGCATCCCCAGCGGCGCCGACTCGTCGTCGGCCTCCCACCCCATCGTGTCGTAGTCGAACCACGCGTACCAGCCGCTGCCTTGGATGAACTGGGTCGACGGCGGAAGCGCTGCCACGGCGGCGTCGAGGTCCGCCTGCGTGTCCGGTGTCTGCTTCGGCCAATCGGCGTTGTCGAGGTCGTCATCCGGCGAAGCGTCGCCGTAGTCCCACCCCTCCTCGTCGCTCCCTGTTGGGTTCAGTGCGTACTCGTCATCGGCTGTCATTTTGCACCTACCACTTTGACCTATTGTCAACCAGACGGCCGCGAACCACACCTCCGAGTATAACGATCTCCTGCTCGTGCATACATCCGAAGCCGGTCGTACACATAGACAGGACTCTGCTGGCCGGTATGGTTGTCGTCAGGTATCTGGCCGTCTTTCCTGTGCCGGCAAATTTCTCCGCGACCGGCTTGCTCATCGAAAAACTCGACGCGGGCTGAAGCGCGACATCTTGATCTCCGGTCTGGTTCACTCTGGCGCTGCTTTTGTAGCCCCGCACAAGCGTCAGTTCTGTTATCCCCTTGCTCTTGAGGTCTGCCTGCGTTGCCTCATGATGCGCCTTCAGGACGGCATGGACGACCTTATGCTTTCTGATTTTCTCGACCGTTTCTTTCCAGGCCGGAAAGTTCTTCAACTGGTCTGTGAGTTTGCGCGTGTGTGCGCGCTTGACTTTGAATACGTCCGACGCGGCGTATTGAACTCCAATGGCGGGAGAGCCCTTGCTTGATGTGCTTGCCCATCCGCTGACCATGGCGGCCGAAATGGCATACCTCCTGTGCAGGCTTTCGGGGATGCCTGCTTTGATAAGTTGCTCGGCATTTGTAGGGCCAAGGAAATCGCCGGCCCTGAACAGCCTAAATATCTCGTCGTCTACGTCGGACTCTTTCACCCCCATCTTGTCGAGCCGCATCGCAGCCTGATGGGAGATGATCCGCTTCTGCTCGCTGCGGATTTTCGCGCCGTCCGACACCGCACCGGAACCGTAGTACCAGCCGGCCTTGAGGTGTTCGCCGAACACCAGCGACCGTTCTTTGCTGAGGGCGTCTTCCTGTGTGATGGTCGTGCTGTTTTGCTTGAGCATGAGCGTTTTGCCCACGCTGACGGCTGGCTTTTCAGGCTCGGGCGCGCTCTCGGCCTTCTTGACGGCCGCGACAGCCTTCTTTTGGGCCGCCAACTTTGCCTTGAGTGCGTCGAGTTCCTTCCTGATGCTCGGCGCAGACGCCACCTTCAGGGATTCGCTGGCTTTCCTCAGTTTGAGTTCTTCGATCTCCTGCTTGATGCTTTTGGGAGTCCCCGCAACAGTCAGTCGTGCTGTCGCCTTCTTGATGCGGATTTTCTGCAGCATCGCGGCGCGCTTCTTGTCGGCAGCCTGCTTTGCCGCCTTCTTTTCCGCCGCGTCCCGCTGGTCTTTTTGGGCCTTTCGTTCCGCCGCCTTGCGGCGCAGGTACTGGATCTTCTTGGCCTTTGCCTTCGCCTCTCGCTGCGGCTTCGCGGCCTCGGACTTCTTCCGATCGAGCGCCTCCTTGCGGGCCTTCCTGGCGGCCGCTTTCTCGCTGAGTTTCTTCGCCAGCGCGAGGTCGGCCTTGGCGTCGGCTTTCTTCAGGCCGCCGCCTTGACCAAGGGGGCGCTGCGGGATGCCGTCCTCCTTGGCGCACTGGTTGCCGGCCTTGAAGCCCCCCTTCCCGGTGCCGCAGCCAGCCGACGGCCCGCCCTTGCCGGCGACGCGGGCGACCGCCTTGACCTTCTTGTTCTTGCCAGGGGCACGCCGGCCGCCGCCGCCCATCCTCGCGCGGGCCTCGGCGATCGCCGCAATCAGTCTTGCGATGGCGTCCATGCCAAGTCGCCTCCGGTGGTTACAGCCTCAATCCAATCGAGGTACTCGGAGACGTTCGTGTGCCCGCTCTCCTGCCCGTTCGTGCTTTTGACGGCGCCGCGGCCCTCTCGCATGACGATCGAGTGAATCCCCGCCAACCGCCCCCGAACGAGCAGCGGCCCGCCGGAGTCCCCCGGAGCCGTGAGCATCTCCCTCGGAGACGTTCCGGCCGCGCCGTGGCACACCCACAGGCTCCGCTCGCGGCGGCAGATCGTGTTCGTCCCGGCCCGCAGCCGGCCGTCGAACGCCTTCCATCCGGCGTCGAGCGTCCCCTCCGCGCCGTAGCCCACCACGACCGCGTCGTCGCCGACCGCCTCGGTGCCGTCAGCCAGTGGCGGGTAGGCATCGAGGCCAAGAGGCTCGCTGACTTCGAGGAGGGCGATGTCGTGCTGCCCCATCATCGCGTGCTGGAATCCGCTGTGGCAGACGATGCGACGGATCTTCCACGACCGCTGGCCGTTCCGGACGGTGGCTTCTTTGGCCTCGTGGACGATATGCGCAGCGGTGATCGCCCACGAGTCGGAGATGGCGACCGCCGTGCCGACCCCCAGGTCGCCGCCCTCACGGGTGGCTTCGATGGTCAGCGTGTATTCGGCGTGCGGCTCGGCGGCGTCGAGGTACTCAGAGTCCTCGACGTTCGGGTCGCGAGTGCCGGCGAGAGACATCAAGGCGGCGACTAGAACAAGAAACCTAGCGACGGATCCCATGAGCGGCAGTCTCCAGTGACTTGGCCTTCAATCGAGCCGCCTCGGCCGCCGGATCGACGGCCCGCTGGCTCTCGGTGGCCGGCTCCGACAGCCGCTCCTCCGGAATCACCCACAACTTGCAGACCGCGTTGGGGTCGATCTCGCCGGAAACAACGTCGCAGGAGCCGCCTTCGTTCCAGAACACGCAGTTCTCACACCGAATACCCCGCTCGGCGAACGGGCTTTCGTTCATGTAGTGGGCGCCGTCCGGGCCACCCTGCGGCCACTGGCCGTTCTCGACAGCGACCTGGGCGATCGCCTCGTAGAGCGCGAAGTTCGCCGGGGACAGCGACTCGGCGTCCTCCTGATCCTCCGGCTCGGGGTCGACGGCGCGGCCCTCCATGGCCTTTGCCTTGCGGGCGGACCAGTTCTTCGCCGGCGTGCCGCCCCACAGGAGCCACGCAACGAAGCCGGGCTTTTCCTCGCCCGGCTTGTCCCAGCCCTCGGACTTGCTGGCCGACTCGTGCCTCGCAAACCACGCGTTCATTTCGCGAACGTGATCCTCGGTCAGTTCCTCTCGGCGGGCGATCTTGTTCGCCCTGGCCACTGTCTCGGGCTTGAGCCCGTCGCCGGACTTGCCCTCCTCGTGCAGCCGCAGCCCACGCTTGGCCGCAGCCGCCATGCCGGCCGTCGGCTTGAGGCTCCCGGCTGCACGCTCGTCGGCCGGCTCGTCAGTCATGACGCCGGCGGCGACGAGGTCGGACATCGGCTTGCCGATGAACTTGTCGGTCTCTTCCCAGACGCCCTCTTCGGACTCCCAGATCCGAACGAGCGCCGCCGGAGACTCCGGCGTAGCCTCGATCGAATACTCGGAGCCATCCATGCCAAGGCGGCCCTCGGTCATGACATACTCGACGCGACCCACCCCGCCGTCCCACGCTACGAAGTCACCGACATCAAGCATGGCTCGCGTCTCGCCGCGAGCGATCTCCATTGCTCGCCGGCTGACGAACGTCTCGGTGGCTGGGTACGCGGGCCGAAGCACGGGGCCGACATCAAAGAGACCGTCGAAGTCGACGATTTCCCTCAGTTGCCGGCCGTCCTGCATCTTGCTCCAGCGCTCGCCCTGCCCCTTCACCTTGAAGGCGAACGAACTTCCGCGAACATCCCCGCGCTCGATCGCCTCAACAACGTCAGCGCGGCTCTCCGGGGCGTCGATTTCGTACCGCAGGCCGCGCTCGTCGACCGACAGCCGCAGCGTGCCGGCCGACTCGCGGCCGAGCAGGAACATTGGCTCGTGGTTGTAGAGGCCGACGACATCGGTGCCGCGACTGATGACGTTGTCGAAGGCGCCGGGGAGAATCCGCTCCACGAACCCACCCAAGTCCTGCGAGTCAGACTGAAACAAGGCCGCGTAGCCACGAATTGTGACCTTCTTCTTGCCGGTCTTGTCGCACAGGCAGCGTTCGACGGCCGTGTCGGACTCGATCAGCCGGCGTTCAATGTCTTCTCGACCCTGTCCGTCCATGTCTCAAGCACCTCTTCGTAGGGGCGGCCGCTGCGGTGGCACGAAAGCAGGAGATCCCGCGTTTCGTTCATCCAGCCGGCCGTCAGTTCCTCAATCTGTCGCCCTGCCGCCTGTGCGGCGTCACAAAGTTCCGTCCGCATCCGCTTCTCGTGCGCCTCCAGCCACGCCGCCAACTTGGCTGGCTTCGTTCGCCGTTCGCGAATCCCGTCCGCTTCGACGGCGGCCAGTTTCCGCAACGTCTGCTTGAGGAGAACCTCGGCCGCCGAGCGGGCGGCGTCCGCCGGCATCTCTTCCTCTGGCGCTGGCGCTGGCTCCGCTTCCTCCTCGGGAGCGGCGGGCTCCTCTTCGGGGTCGGTGGGCGGAACCTCGGGCTCAGGCGGCTGCACCACAAAGGATTCGAGCAGGGCCATGTTGACCTGCACGAACCGCTTGTCGCCGCCCTCGATCGGGTTCATGCCTTCGGCGGCCCGGATTTCGTTTATAGAAAGAACGCCAAGGTTCCAAAGTTCCCGGAAATACTGGGCGCGACCAGCGTTGTCCCCACGGAGCAGCCCGCGAACGTCGAACTCGGCAAAGTAGTTGTCGTCGTCGGCGATCAAGTCCCGGCGAACGGCGCTTTCCCAGCGACGCAGCCACGGCACAAGCGTGAACGTGACGAAGTCCAGCCCCTGCTGCTCGACCGACGAATACGACGACTTCGTCAGGTCGCCGATCATGTAGGCCGGCACTCGGTAGGCGCGAGCGATTTCCTCGACTTGATAGCGCCTGGTCTCAATCAGTTGAGCGGACTCGTTCGACCCGGAGAGTTCCCGAACCTTGATGCCATGCGGGAGGACGGCTGTCTTGGACGAGTTGTGCGGGCCTCGGCCGTGGATGTCGTCCCACGACTGCCGTAGCCGCTGGGCCGTCTCGGGCTTCAGAGGCTGGTCCGATTCGAGGACGATCCCCGGCCTCGCGCCGTTGCCAAAAAATGCCCCAGAGTGTAGTTCTGTAGCCCGCGCTAGCGCGATTGCCTCGCGGGAGATGGTGGTGGGGACGTAGCAGTTCACGCCGTCTTTCGTCATCCACGGGATGCGAAAAATCTGATCCTGGCTGTACGGCGTCGGGGTGGCCTTGTCGGGTTCCTGATACAGAAACCGCAGGCGGCCGTTCTTGATTCGCTCGACCGTCATGCGGCTGGGGTGCAGAGGCCAGAGTTCTGTCACGGCCCCGAACTTGCCCGGCCGAATCTCGGCGTAGGCGGCGCCCCAGAGCATCGCCCACGACTGCATGAGTTCCCGGAACTCGAAACTCGTCATCCACGAGTTCGGCTGTTGAGACAGGACGCGGTTCAGGGGCATCCCGCCGGCGATTTCCTTGCCGCCGGCCGTCAGCGCCCGGTAGAGCGAGAAGGGCAGGGACGCGACCGACTCGGAGACCACCCGGACGCAGGCCAGGACGGCGCTGCACTGGAGGGCTGTTTCAGGTGAGACATAGACGCCGGAGACAGTTTTGTTGCTGTCGGTGATTTCCTCGAACACGCGGGACAGCCCGCTGCGGACTTCGAGGATGTCGTCGATCGCGGCGTTCTGTGATTCCACTACAGCACCAGAATTTCGGGTTCTACTTGCTTGCCGTAGACCTCGCCGCTGGCGAGCGAGAGCGCCATGCAGCAGGAGACGATGCCGTCGATGCGGCCGATGTCGTGAGTTGACTTTTTGACAGGCTTGATGAGTCCTTCGTCGTTGGTTTTCACTTGGACGTTACTCGCCTGCCATGTCAGGACCGGATTTCCGGCGTGTCGAAGTTTGCCCGAAGTCACAAGGTTTTCGAGCAACTTCGTCGGCCCGTTCATCGGGCCAAAACCCTGCCCGAACGGGTGAACTGTCACCCCTTCGGCCGAGAGTTGGGTCATGAGATGGACCGCATTCCAGCGGTCAATCGCCACGCCCTTCACCCAGTTCTTCTCGCAAAACGCGAGAATGTAGTCCCGAATCTCGTCGTAATCAGTGATGTCGCCATCAGTAAGTCTAACAAAACCGTCCTTGGCCCATTGGGTATACGGCACCCGATCCGCCTTGTCGCGCTTGTCAGCGTTCTCTTCGGGGATCCAGAACATCGCCTCGATGTCGACGCTGCCGTCCTCGTCAGGCCACACGGCCACGAACGCGGTCGTGTCGTAGGTACTGGCGAGGTCGAGGCCGCAGTAGCACGGGCGGCCGGCGCGATTGCGGAGCGGGCCGTCGCAGGACTCGAAAATGCCGTGCCGGAAGAACTTTTCCTCCGAGTTCGTCCACTGATTCAAATGGAGGCGACGAAAGGTCATTTCGTCGCTGGTCGACGTTCGGGCCTTGGCGGCCATCTCCCGGAAGTAGTCGTCCTTGATGGTCACGCCGTAGTTCGGATTAGCCATCCGCCAAGTAGTTTCATCGAACGGGTCTGCGTCACTTGGGGCCGCAAATATGCAGGGCAGGAACGTCGGGTCGTCGATGATGCCGTCTCGCACTTTCTCGGCGTACTGCCAAATCTGATAGCAGATGCTCTGGCGGTCGAAACCCGCAGTCGTGATCAGAATGGTCAGCGGCTGGCGCCTGGCGCCGGTACTCGTGGTCAAAACGTCGTAGAGTTCCCTGTCCCGCTGAACATGGAACTCGTCGAACAGGATCATCGAGCATCCGTAGCCGTGCTTGCTCGCAGCCTCGCTGGAAATGACCTTCAGGACGCTGTTGGTCGACGGAACGGCGAGGGCTTTGCGGTAGGGCTTGATGATGCCCGAGAGAGTCTCGTTGCTCTCGACCATCTGCTTCGCGGCGTCGAAAAGAATGGACGCCTGCTCTCGGTCGCCGGCCACGCAGACGATCTCGGCCCCGGGCTCGCCGTCGGCAACGAGGCCGTACAGCCCGATGCCGGCCGACATCTGGGTCTTTCCGTTCTTGCGCCCAATGGCCAGGAGGGACTGCCGGTACTGCCTCGCCCCGTCGGGGCGCTTGGTGTTGAACAGCCGGTGCAGGTAGTCGCCCTGCCACGGGAACAGTTCAAACGGTTTGCCGGCGAACTCGCCCCGCGAGTGCCGCAGGCAGGAGATGAAATCGCGTATGTCAGCCACCGGCCAGCAGCGCCTTCATCGGGTCTGCCGACTTGGCCTGACGGTCGACGACGGCCATTCCTAGGCGCGTCCGGTCGGCGGGCGTGAACCCAAGAACCGACTCCAGTTGCCGCAACTGCTCATGGCAGGCGGCTGACTGTGCGAAAAACGGCGACGGCTTTGCAGCCTTTTCCTCGCCCTGCCGCCCCACCATGGAGTGAAAGTGGATGGCCGACTTGGCCAGTTCTTCCTCGGCCGAATACCAGCGATCCAGCGTCACGGCGTACCGCAGAACCGAGTGCTTGTCGGTCTTGGCCAGGACGCCCATGTTGTCGAGGTGGCGGCAGGCCTCTCGAAACAGTTCGGCGGCCCGCTCCCGAACGAAGTCAGGCGGCTCGGGCAGAGTTTCGTAAAACTCGCCGAGTTCCTCGCGGTGGTCAGCGCGCCACGAACCACTCATGGCGAGAACGTGCTTCGGCTTCGGGGGCGGGCCTGGACGCATTGACAATGCTCCTACTATTCATAGGATACCCAGTACCACTTGGTCGGCGCAGGGAGTCGCCGGAACCGGGGGAGTTAGCCGTGCGCGACAGAAACCCACGAGAACCCTACATGAATCCCGCGAGGGTCGCGTGCGCGCGCGTTGGCGTCCCGTGCGCACGAGGTCTTTTTCTGCTGATCCCGTGAACGCGCACGGGGCGTTGGCGTGCGGTCTGCCGGGGGGGCCGAAAAACTCCCGCCGCCCCCCCTCCCCGGCCGGGGAATTTTCCGGGGCTTCGAGCAGGCCGGGGCTTCGAGCAGGCCGGGGCTTCGAGCAGGCCGGGGCTTCGAGCAGGCCGGGGCTTCGAGCAGGCCGGGGCT